ATGGGCGCAATCACGCCACGAACGAACAAGGACGGTAGCACATCCTACAAGGCCCAGGTGCGGATCCGCAAGGATGGCAAGGTGCTGCACCAGGAAACCAAGACCTTTGCCCGCAGGCAGGCTGCCGTCGCCTGGGTGAAGAAACTGGAAACCGAACTAGCCGATCCGGCAGGGCTGAAAAAGGCGCTGGCCGAAGACCCGCCACTGAAAGACGTGATCGACCGGGCGCGGAAAGAGACCAAGCGGGCTATGAGCAAGTCGAAAATCAATGTGCTGAAAATGATTGAGGCACACGATTTCGCCATGAAGCGCTGTTCGCAGATTGACAGTGCGGCGCTCGTCGGATTCGTTGGCGGCCTCGGTGTTTCCCCGTCCACCGCAGACAATTACTTTTCGCATCTGGCATCCATCCTTAAAATCGCCAGGCCAGCATGGGGATTCCCGATTGACGAACAGGCAGTTAATGACGCCCGGGTGGTAATGAAGCGCCTCGGCACGATTGCCCGCTCAAATAAACGCGATAGACGCCCCACCGTCGATGAAATGAACCGGCTGATGGATTATTTCAGCAAGTCGAAAAGCACGCGCGGCGATACGCTGCCAATGACGTCGATCTGTTTAATGACGATTTTCTCGCTGCGCCGCTCCATCGAGATATGCAATATCACATGGAATGACCTTGACATCGACGGATGCCGGGTCATGGTGCGCGACCTTAAACATCCTGAAGAAAAGGCGGGAAATGATACGTGGTGTTATCTGACACCCGAAGCCTTGCGGGTGATTCTGGCCCAGCCGAAAGTGACCGGGCAACCGCGCATATTCCCGCACGTGCCCAAGTCGACCAGCGATGCATTCGCCAGTGCGACGCTCGCGCTCGGCATTGAAGACTTGACGCTCAACGATCTGCGGCACGAGGGCGCGAGCCGTCTGTCGGAGATGGGCTGGACTGTTCAGCGCGTTGCGTCCGTTTCTGGACACCGTAGCTGGAACACCCTGAAGCGGTACACGCACGTCCGAGAGGTTGGCGACAAATGGGCTGGCTGGGAATGGTTGGACCGCATAGCACCTCAGACCACGCCCGCCAGTTGATCGCATTCCTTCTTCGCTGCCGCCCGGGCCGCGTCGATGTAGTCGGCCAGGTCCTGCACATAGACGCCCTTGGCCGCCTTCTGGCTTTTCTCGCTCCGGACCAGCGGCAACGCGATTTCGCCGGTTGCGATCTTGCGTAGCAGCTTGTCCAGTTCGAGATGTGCGAAGTACTCCCGACGCACCTCTTCGATTGGGATCACAGCTCGAGCGCCAAACTGCGCCATCAAAAGAAACACGGTATTCATTCCCTACCTCCCAAGCCATTCCCGTCGAGTGACGGCCAAGATTCGTTGTGCTGCGTCGATCATGCGCCCTTCACACACAAAACCTGTTTTAGGACGGCAACCACTTCAACGAGATCGGTCTGGTTTGCCATGACTTCATCAATGTTCTTGTACGCACCAGGAATCTCATCAAGCACCGAATCATCCTTAAGACACTCGACGCCATCCGTTTGCGCCTGAAGGTCGGCCACCGTGAAGCGCTTGCGAGCTGCAGTTCGGCTCATCCGTCGCCCGGCACCATGCGAGCATGAGCAGTAGGATTGAAGTTCGCCCTTCCCTCGCACGATATAACTGCGTTGCCCCATTGAGCCGGGGATAATCCCCAGATCGCCCTCACGCGCCCGAATGGCCCCCTTCCGCGTGATCCACAGATTCCGCCCGAAGTGATTCTCCCGGGCGACATAGTTGTGATGACACTGGATCGCCTCCTGAGTCACCGTGAAATCTATGGAAATGTGTCGGCGTAATGCAGCAATGGTGCGCTCCATCATGACCCGGCGATTCTCCAGGGCGTACTCTTGCGCCCACTCGACGGCTGCCATGTAGTCGTTGAAGTCCTCGGTGTCTTCAGGCAGGTAGGCCAGATCGACGTCGGGCAGGTTGATAAACCAGCCCTTCATAGCCTTCTTGGCGCGTTCGATGAAGTACGAGCCGATCATGTTTCCGATGCCGCGTGAACCGCTGTGGAGCATCACCCACACGTTTTGATCAGCATCGAGACATACTTCGATGAAGTGATTGCCTGAGCCAAGCGAACCCAGTTGCTTCCATGCCTTTGTCGTCAGGCTCTTGCCGATCCCCGGATGCTTCTCGCCGATCATCTTGAGGCGCATCAGGAATGACGGGTCAACATCAGGCATATCCTGGTCGCGTTGATGCGCTCCACCGGCGCCCAGCGGTATGTCTCGCTCTATCTGGCTGCGGATCGCCTTCAGGTCGTCAGGCAGATCGCTTGCCTTCAGAGACAGTCGCACTGCGACCATGCCACATCCCAGGTCGACCCCAACCGTTGCCGGAATTACAGCCTTGTCGGTGGCGATCACGGACCCGATAGTTGAGCCTCGGCCTGAATGCACATCCGGCATCAGTGCGACTCCGTTCGCCGCAATGAACGGCAGGCGCGCAAGATTCTTTGCCTGTTGCAATGCCTCCGGTTCGATATCATCCGTCCAAATCTTGATCGGCCGCGCGCCCTCTTCGTTGATGACCTTCTTCATCGTTGCTCCTCAGTTGTTTGTTCCGCAAACCACAGCACCGCCCTAAGTTCATCCACCGAGAAAACTCCATCCATCACCACTAGGTCAGCGCGCCAATCAGGTACGCCGTCGAGCATCTGGATGTTGCCGCCGCAGTCGCGGAGAATTTGTTTGGCTTGGTCGTGGGTCATTTTGGTTCCTTGATCAAATTCGCCTCGACCCACTGGCGCATGCGCACCCAGCGCTGCTCCGGAGTGTCATATTCGATATGACCAAGGGCGGCATTCCAGTGATAGTCGTTCTCGTCATTCTCGAACACGATTTCTGCCGCAAGAGCGGGCGCTATGTTGAAAGCCGCCCCAACGGCGTCACGGTCTTCCGGGTCAAGCTTCGCCATATCCACGCCGCGCGCATGCCCCAGGACGCCGATCGTGCAGAACTCACCTTCGGCGGTCTGCAGTTCGTCAGCAATTAGGCGCTTTTCCGGCATCGCATCGAGTGCCGCGGCGAGGTCCCGGAAAAATGCCTGCCCGCGCTTGCCTCTAATGGCTGACTTGACCGCGCCGCGCCACAACTCCACGCCTTCGTAATCGTCGCTATATCCGCTTCTGCTCATTTCTCATCCTTATATCGCTCACTGCGCTGCCTGGCCCGCTCGACCAACTTCATGAAATGACGCATTCGTAGCAACGTTCCGACAGCCTTCTGATAATCACCCCACGAGCCGACCATGAAGCGATACCCTCCGCAGCGCGGGCCGAACTTTGCAATGGCGATAGACAGTTGGGCTTCGGCCTGCTGAAGGTGCTGCTCGACTTCGCTCAGGACTTCTGCGTCGGTCTGGCGCATTAACCCTCCCTATCACCCAAAGCACCCCTAGCCCGCCCCTTCGCCCACCCCTCAAACTCGCCCGGGTCGTCCCATTCCGCCGTATCGGCGTTGGCGATTTCGCGGAGGGTTTGCTCTAGCAGGGTGATGCGGGCATCCTTCGCTTCGGTGAAATCCAGAATCGCATGACGATCGGCGGGAGTGATTTCGCGATTAGCATCGCGGATAAGTTCAATCAGATCACTCACTTTGCATCTCCATTGACAAGGCCCCGAATAGCGTTCTCGCAGTCCTGAACTGCCACGTTGTAGGCGATGTCATCGGCAGAGTCGGTCGGATCGACAAGGCGCTCCGCGTGAACCGCCTCCCGACTTTCCTCCAGCGCGGCGCGGCGGGATGCTTGCCACGCTTCACTCGCTGCCATGCGCGCCATGCGAAAGACGCTCGCGCCTTCGTCATCATCCTTGGCGGCCTCAGACAAAACGCGATACCACGCGGTGCTTTTGATGTGCGCTTCGATCTGTTCATCGGTCATGGTCATGCTCCGTAATATTTAAGCGAGTCATTCCATCGCGCCCAACGGTCGTGACAGGCCGGACACACCGCGCGATAACCGCCTTCGCTGCAACCATCCGCAACCGGGCCGCAGTAGTACGGCACGCAATGCAACCAGTCCCCGATAGCGGGACACATGGCGCACTCAATGGCCATTGGCGGCGTCATGTTGTGGATGTGAATCAGGCCGCGGTCATCGCTCATGCTTAATCTCAAAAAAGAACCGGCCCGTACTGGCCGGCATAAACGCCGCGCGGAGGGCCGCACGATCGGGGTTACTTGCTACCGAGTTGAATCATCGGCATAGCGCCGCCCATCATGTAGGTCGGATAATGCCCATCCCATCGTTCCACCTTCATTTTCTCGATCAGCGCCGGGTTGGCTTCGAGTGACTTGCCCATCAGTTCGTTGGCCTTCGCGTTGTTCTCGGCAACCCTTAGCGCGGCTTCGGACTCGACCACGCGTTTCTGCGCTTCCCACTTCGTCTGCACGATTTCGTTTTCGACGCGCAACGCGTTCTGCTGGGCGGTAATCTTTGCCTCGATCGCATCGTTGAACTGTTTGCTGAACTGGAAGTTCACGATGTTCACTGCGCTCACGTTCACGCCGATATTCTTGAAGCGTGTCAGCAATGATTCACGCACCTCCTGACTCACCTGGTCGCGCTTCTGGATCAGGTCGGTCGCCTCGTATCGGGCTGCAACGGCTTTCACAATATCGTGTACCGCAGGGTCCATGACTTGCGTCCACGGATCGCCGCCGAGGTTGGAATAGATGCCGACTGCCGCGGTGGGGAGAATGTTGAAGTTCACCGACACCTTCATGTCCACTTGCTGAAGGTCTTTGGATGATCCCGCGACGTCGGATTCGGCCTTGTACACGCCGATGTAGACGTTGTGCATCGACTGCGAGATCGGCATGCGGAAGTGAATGCCGGGGTCATAGACCGATGCAGTTGGAGCACCGAACGTTGTCATCACGCCCACATTGCCCGCTGGCACGGAAGCGAACGGCCAAAGGATGAAAAGCGCGATCAGCAATATAACGGCGCCGACTGCACCGACGATGATCTTGATACTTCCTTGCGGGACTTCTCTGGTTGCGGTAACCATACTATTTTCCTTCTGTGGTTGAAAAAATTAGAGGCTCCCACACCACCCAGCCTAGAGATCAACGCCAAAGGCTTCATCTATTCGGATGGGCGGGAGCCGGGAAGGGGTTAGGCGGCTTCAGCGAACGTCATGCGCCTGTACACACCGCGCGTGCGCTCAATATCGCCACCGCAGTATTTCGCCACCTCAGCGATACGTCCGGCCTTCACGAAATCCCACACAAGGGAGCCGTCAATTTCCTCGCCGATCTCCGAGCCCTTCTGCTGCAATCCCATCGCTCCGACCAACTTGTCGAGTTTGACCGGGTTTTTAACGCCGCCCCAACGCGCCATCGTGTCAAATACCTTGGCGTCGTCCCATGGCTTGGCAGAGAACGGGATGAATGGCGTAGGCTTCACGCCCAACATGACCGCGCGTTGAAACAGGAAACGAAAGTCGAACTCCACGATGTTGTGACCGATGAACAGCGGACGGTCGCCAAGATTGACCGAGCATCGTTCATGGATCGCGTCAAATGCCTCGCGCAGCATGTCGGCTTCTCGGTCGACCCACTCAGGCGACCAGATCATCAAGGGCTCCTCGCCGTTGAATGCGAGCCCGATGACGGCAACGTGACCAAGTGCGCCGTCAAAGCTCGTCTTGCGCCACGCCTCTTCGACCGCAGCAGGCTTCTTCTCGGCCTCCCACGTGGCGATGGATTCCGCCTTGGTGATGTTGCCGGGGCAACTAACGCCCTTTGCGATCTGTTCACGGACGCCAGACAACTGGCTCGGGCAGGTTTCAATATCAAGATAAATTTCCATGGTTTCCTCAGTAGGGAATATCTTCGTCTTCGAATTCGGGTTGCGGCTGCTCAAGTTGCTTCTTGCGCTTGTCTTTAGCCGCAACAAAGGCGTCCTCGGATAGCTTGTCTTTGCGCTCGCGTGCCAACTTCACGGCGGCCTTATATTCGGCGACCAGTGATTCCATGTCGGCGGCACTTTCAATCGCGGCCTGCCAGTCGGCCAACTCCTGAGCGGTCACTCCTTCTGGGGCGGGTTCGGCTCCGCTCTCCAGCCACTCGCGCAGCATCACGCCGGTTGCTTCGCTGATCTTGAACGGATCGCGGTCCATGAACAGACCAGTGCGATCCTTCGACGTTTGCACAAAGTGCGTGTCATGCACCACATCGAGAACAACCGTCATTTCGTACTCGAAGCCGTCGCGCTGCTCTGCCTTCATGCCGAGCTTCACGACCTGTTTCTTGCCGTTCTGCCCTTCTGTCTGCGCCGTTTCGGTCTTACTGCGCATCGTGATAATCACGTGCATGGGAGATCGCTGGATAGCGTCGATGAATGCCCGATGGCGAGGCGTGATATCGCTCCATGCGGACCATGAATTTCCCTTGTATCGGGCCTTGGCGATCTCGTCGACCAACTCCAGACACCCGCCGACACCGGACCATTCATGCGTGGTGGAATCGATAATCAGAACGTCATACCCACCTTGCTCGGCTTCACGCATCGCCTTGATGAAGTTCTCCGGCGCGTACGGCGGATCAAGGTCTTGCGAGTCGAACTCGACGTCATACTTGCGGTTGTCCGCGTACAGCGACGCCGAACCCTTTTCGGTGTCAATCACCGCGATCTTTCCGCCCAATCCTTTGGCTATCAGCAGTGCTCCAAGGGTCTTGCCAGATCCGCTCGGGCCGGTTATGCCGAGGCGAAGTTTCGATTTTTTGCGTACCGCTTTCGTGAATGCCATTTTGATTCTCCTTGCTGGGCGCACTGGCTATCCCTTGCTGCGTCCCAAACATTGGTTGATGTGTCTCGTACCACTCCATAGCCTCTAGGGCTTCCTGCATTTCCCATCCGGGACCATCGTCGTCAGTCACGCTGCCTTCTCCTCGGGCGCCTTAAACGCCGCCGCATTGAATTTTTCGAGCCAGCCGACAACGACAAGCGGCTTCACATCGAAGATATCCGCCAGCCTTGTGACGATTGCCTCGTCACCCGGGCCGTTCTTCTCGAACTGCACGCGGACTCGGCGGATCTGTTCGCGCTCTGCTGCGTCTTTCTCCGCTTGTAGACGTGCGGCCTCTGCTGCTTCCGCTTCGGCGACGCGCTGGGCTTCGATTGCTGCGGCGCGTTCGGCTTCCTCGCGCTGGCGACGGGCTTCGACGTCCTCGGCCTCTTTCCGCTCGGCATCGACCAACAGTCGGCGAATCTCCGCAACCGCAGTCGTCTTGGCACTTTCCGCTGAACTGGCCAGAATACCGAACCGCTCCGCATCGATCTCCCACGCCTCAGTCTCAGCCAGCGTCTCGCGGATGCATTCGATGGTTCCACCCTTGCGCACGCCCAAGCGGCCTGACTGGGCGATGATTACCTGCTGCTGGATGCCCTGAATCTCGGACATGGCAGCAGCCATCTTGTCGGCGGCTTCCTGCTGGGCACGCAAACTCGCCTGTTCTGCCTCATGTTGGGCCAGCCACGCTGCGTTGGCAGCTTCGCGTTCCGCAGCCATCCGGCGTTCGTGCGCTTCCTGCTCTGCCAGCATCGCCGCTTGCGCCTTGGCTCGGGCAATCCGCTCTTCGTCGGCGATACGTTGGCGCTCAAGTGCTGCCACCCGATCACGTTCAGCCGCTTCGGCGCGTTCGCGGGCCAACGTCTCCCGTTCAGCCTCCAAGGCTGCCTGTTGAAATTCATGCAGGCGCATTGCTTCCTGCATCTCCCGCAACTTCTTGACGGCGTGGTCGCGCTCAACCTGACCTTCGCCGGCAAACTCCTGATAGTCCTCCAGCGAAATCACCGTTTCTGACAAATGATCCGCAGCCGCGCCGATTTCAGCGGAAGACTGACCCACCATCGAAGCGGGCATGTTGCGCATCCCGTCGATCACGGCGCGGATTGCATCAACCCGGGCTTTCTCGACCGCCAACTTCTCCAGCCGCTCAGCCTCGCGCTCCGCATCAAACGTATCGCGCAGGTTCTGCAAGCGACGTTCTTCGTCAGCCGTAATCGCTGTCAGCCGGTCAACCTCCTGAATCACGGCCTTCGAGAACTTGGTCGCATCGTCCCGAGCATCCTTGCCAGCCTTCTCGATGGCAATGCGGGCGTTTTTGAGCGTCATGTACGCGGCGTGCGCCTGCTCACGGCCTGCCGGGTTGACGATCTTCGTGATGTCGGCGTACTTGGTCGACAACTCGATCAAGGCTTTTTCGTGCTCGGCGGTGCCTAGCGCGACTGCAGCGCGCTCCGGCACGGTCAGTTCTGTGGATTCGGTCATGCCGCCCTCCGTTCAGGTGGAAGCGCAGCAAACCGCGCCTCGTAGTTTTCGAAATAGCCCGCGAATGTCTCGCGCAGCTTTACCTTGTTGACGGCGTCCGCTGCGTAATAGCAATCCGCGAGCGCTCTAACGAAACTGCCGCCCTGAATCTCCATCATGTGCAGGGCGTCGTCATAGATTTGTTGGCTCACGTCGCTCCCCTAACCGAAAGCAGTTGAAGCCGCAGCGCCGCCGTGTTATCCCGATCCGCCTTGTCGGCCATGCAGAGCGTGACAAAGGCTGCGAGGATCATTCCGGCGAGCGAGACACGCGGGTGCCGTCGATAGAAATTGTCGAATTTGCGAATCACTTCGCCCTCTCCCCATACGGCACCGCACGCCGCTGAACCCGGTTAGCTGGCGCCAACAAATACTTGTCACCCAGCGCTTCAATGGCCCGCTCGCGGCGTTCTTCAATGCTGTCTACGTACTCAGCCATCTGTTTGAGTGCGGCTTTGCGTTGTGCTTCGAATGCGTCGATCATTTCGGCTCCTCGCATTGTTTGAGCGCAAGCATCAGCATCCCGCCCACCATATGCTGGCTGTGGGCAATGTTTGCGCTCAGGTCATCACTGACCATCTTCGGGATCGGCCCCGCCATTTCATTGATAAACTCGGCGACCCATTCAAGACGACCGGCGAGGCGATCCATGTTGACTTCGCGCAATACCATCGCGACGTCTTCGATGTTGCGAGTCGCGTTCATGATCTTGTGCGCTCGCGCCATAATGCTTAGATGCTCGTCTGTATCGAACATGTCACCCTCCACATAAAACGTCGAATAGCCGATCACCAAAGAACCCAACCATCACCAGCGTCGCCAATCCCGCACCCGACAGGAAAATCAATACGCCGATAGCTAGGTCATCGGTGATATCAGGGTGACGGATTGGCTCGCGATTGATGCCGGCGACGTTTCGGACTACGCGGCCAGAGAGGCGACGTAGGAAATAGGGTCTTGTCATGATCAGTCTCAGTCGGTGTAAGCGATGTACTTGAACTTGCCGCCGCCGAAGTAATCGAACCGGCCGCCAAAGGTGCCGCGTACTTTTTCCTCGACCTCTGCGCGCGTCATGTCAGGCGGGTAGACGCCTTCCTTAATCATCGAAGCGTTAGAGTGCGGCTTGCTGTGCCAATCGAGCTTGGTAGGATCAAGCGGGCGCGGACGCCATGCTTCATACACAAACGACTTCGTGTTCGTCGTCACCACATAGTCGTTAATGATTTCCTCTCTCGCTTCCCAGTCGCACTCCGGGCAATGGAGATACGTGCTTATGCATGCGCTGCATGGCGGAGAAATGTGGCAAGAGCAGTTGTCAGGCTTTGTGAACTCGATTCGACCATCGCAGCCTTCTCGCCCGCACACCTCGCCTTCTTCATGGCCGATAGCGCTCATCGCAACACCCCAAAAATACGATCGAAAAGTGTGTCGACTTCGCGCAGGCATTTATCGTCGCGGAATGCCTCGAAGTCTTCCCATTCGGCTGCGCGCTCGTATTCCGTTAGCGGCTCGACCGGATCAAACGATTCTTCCTGCCTCTTGCGGTCCAGGCGCTCGAATTCGAGCCAAGCTCGCTGGTTTGCGTGCTGTCCCATGATTTGCACTCCGTAATGTTTTTGAAGGTTTCTCGCCTTCAGCGGATGACGCTGCGACACAGGCTATCGGTGTAGTCGTCGCAAGGCTAGCCAGGCACTCACGGGCTCCGGTTAAGGCGCAGTGCCATCCGTTGAAGGCCCCGGTTTAAGCGCCGGGTCCGCTCTAAATCACTGCCACCACTCGTGGCCTTCGCCCTGGCAATGGTCACACTCCATCAGGCCATCGCTGAAGTCATCGCGACCAGATCCGCCGCACTTCGGACAGAAGCCACCATTTGCGGGCTCGTCGAGGTCTTCGTCATCGTCCATGTCAGTCGTACCAGCCGGAGCGCTCAAGTTCCTCTTCGGCCTCCTCGTTCTGTCGCCGGATGCATGCGCCGCACACGTCATACAGCCGGCCATACGAGCCTTCCTCGTAGTCGCGGCGCGGGCGCAAGTCGGTCGCCTGCCGTCCGCACCAGTCACAGACACCGGTCGCGCGCTCGGCGGCCGTCTCGGCCATTTCGCGCTTATAGGCGGCGTGGCACTCGTCGCACATGTCGATCAACTCGCAGCCGAACGAGTCGGTTTCACCCTGCACGCGGTGCATTGCTGGGCGGTCGGAATGGTCATCGCACATCACGCCATCTGGCACGGCATGGTGCGCGCCAGGTAGCGTGCTTATCGGTCCAGTAACTTCAGCCATCATTGCTCCCTCAATCGTTTAATCCCGCGTTGCTCGATTTCATCCCTGCGATCCGTGAGGGCGGCAGCCTTAAGCATCGGCCAGACAACGACCGCCATCGCCAGGGCGAACAGGCCGTAGATCGTGAAAATGGTTGAGATCATGGCTGGCCCTTCGCGTGTTCGCGCAGCCTCGCCTCAATCGAAGCGATGTGCTGTCTCATGGAATCCACGCGGGCTGCGTATAGTTTCTTGACGCCCAGCATCACCATTTCAGTTCCGCGAATCGCGATGGCAGCGTAGTTGCGTCCATGGTCGATTTCTGCGAGGCCGAAAGAACGCCCCTTCTCGCCGATCCGAACGTGGACCGTCTGCTGATGGCCGCTCAGGTTCAGCAGCGACGCTTCATATTCCAGCATGTCTAGATCGGAACGCGCCTTGTCAAGCGCCTCGGCCAATTTCACGATGTTCTGTGTGTTCATTTCATCCTCAGCAAATAATCAACCCTTCAGCCTCGGCCGCCGCAGTGCGCTTTGCCGATTCCCAGCAAGGTTCGCAGCTGGCAAGCGACAGTGACCAGCTGGGCCAATAGGATTTACAGGAACGCGCTTCGACACCCTCGCGCAATGTCTTGCACTCATCGCACAGGTCCAGAACACGCACCGTCATCTGGCGATTGCGGAATTGGTCATCAGTCACGGCAAAACCCTCCCAGTAGCCGCCTGCACAAACTCACGCATGATTTCCAGTGCAAGCGATTCATTACCGACATACAGAGCGTCAAAGATGCGAGGAATGGTGGTTTCGTCAGCGCCGACCGGCTTCAATCCGCGACGAACGATTTCCTGCTCAAGCTCGCACGTCTCGAAATCCATCAGGTCAACGTCTACGTGGACGTATGGCATCGCTCCCTCACTGCAAACAAACCTGGCTGTAATCGACACTGCGGACCAGAATCGAGTTGACGTACTGGTCGTAGTGATTGGCAAAACGCAGGATGTAATTGCTGATCTTCGGGGCATAGGCCCGGAAGCCGTAATCGCTGTAGAACATGATGGTCTCCTGAAGGAGTACTAATCGCGCCACATAAAGCAGCGCTCCGGGTAATCTTTGGTGCAGTGTTTACGGAGGCGCGCTGTGCTATGCAGGGAGCTATCTACTGGTGTTTCCTGCCGTAAGAACCGGGGCTAATATCCACCGGGCCAGCAGGCCTTACGCCGATTTACTATGCGGGGAACACAACACGCTTTCGTGAAAACTGCCTCTTCGGACCCGTCCGGCTACACCCAACTTGGCTGGCTCCGGCTCAGGTCCGTGTTACCCCGCAACGATCACCCGAATCCTGTTCCGGCGACTGTTGCGGTTGCCCCGATTACTACGCGATCGGCGGCCCCTCCTTGGTTCGCGCCCCTTGCGGGGAATGGTTGCGTTGTTCTGCTTTCTCGCGTCGACCATGACGACAACGGCTCGACAGATATCTCCGGTGTTCTGGCCTTACGTGTCGTGCGCTATAACAGTGATAAAGAACCTCTTGCCCTACCAGGCGACGCCATGCGCCTGTGTTCCTCTACTGCGGCACTTCTACTGCTCTGGTGGTATGGGGCCAGTGCTGATCTCTGGCTTGCTGGATGGCACTAAACCAGCCCTTGTACGCGTCTACTATCCGTATCTACCATCTATGTCCGCTCGGTCTGCAACTCCATACATGCACAGCAGCCGGATTCATCTCGGTGCGCATCAGCCTGCGCATTCCCATCCCATCAGAACAGTTACAGCCCGTAGCCGCGATACTCTGCGGCGTTGGTTTCGACCTTTATGCTTCTTCTTTCGCGCAGAACTCGCCAAAGTCCTTCACATTGCCCTCAAACAGCGTTCCGCTATAAGAGTCCACCTTGACGGCGATACCCGGCTCCGCGTCGCTGCCGAATGCCTTATTGGTGACGATCACGTGATACGTGTAGTCCTGACCAACATCCGCCGCTTCGACCGGATAGATGTAAATGCCGCCGATACCATCCTTGAAGTGGGCGATCATCTGCGCAGAGAGGCAACCCGCGCCGTTAGCTGCTTCGCCGGCCTTCTCGCCCGAAATGCCGTTGATGATCTTCATGTCCTTCATGAACTCGAACAGCGCGGCACCGTGGCCGGACGGGTAGCCGTCGAACTGGCGATACATGTTGACGAGCTTTTCGCCGTCAGAAGTTGTTACGAACGTCAAAGACCGCGTGCCCATCATTAGCTCCTTAATATTGTTTGTGATGCAAATCGGTACTGCGTTTAGCAATGCGCCCCAATCAACTCCCCAGCCATCTCCCTCACAAGAGCGCCAACGTCTTCGCAGTCGAGGAGGCCGATGGCGCACAATAAGGCTCGAGCGAGTGAGGACATTTCGGTTCCTTGGTTAGGGGTTGATCTTTAGGCATCCGCGACCAATGCCATGCCGTACATGTCAACGCCGAGCCGATATAACTCGTCCTCTCCGGTGACAACGCGTTCCGAGAAAACGCAGATGCCTTCTGCATCGGATGCGTAGAGGCGAAACGCGTACTGCGAAATCCACACGACTGTGTCGGGCAGCTTGCGGCCGGTATGCTTCAGAACTGCAGCCTTGACGTGCTCGGTTTTGGCGACTTTGGCATTCCATGCGGCCACGGCAGCATCCGTTTCCGGCAACGATTCCATGCCAGCGAACTCGCCGAATTCAAAATGCGCTTGCTCCCAGGCTACGAAGATGTCGGCGTGGCCAACCATCTTTACCCACGCGCCATCGCTGAAGGTCACTTTCCAAACTCGGCGGTCTGCGTTCATGTCCGTCTCCTAGGTTCGGTGGGTGGTGCGTGTTCGGTGCTGCGACTCAGTAATTCCAGTGTATGTCGCTAAACATTTTTCGTCAAGTAACCTAAACCTAAAAGACGAAAAAAATCCCGCCGAAGCGGGAGCGGTTGTGGATTTTTAGAACTCGTCGGCCACCTCCGCAGCAAGATAGATGAACTCCGCGAGCCGTCGCACCTTCATCCGGCATTGCCGGCATTGCTCGGACTCCACGGGAACAACGTTCTGTTTTGCGGGGATGATTTTACGTCTTGCTTCGCGAACAACTTCTAACGGCACGATCAGTGCGCTAGCGTTATTTTCCTCGCCCATGAGAACCCCTCGAATTATGGACAAGCATTGAACTTTGGCCGCCAACTTACAGTTGGTCAGACATTATTCAGCAGCGCGCAAACGTTAAACTATAGGGTAAACCCTTGGTAAGGGTATTCTTACTTAGAATTTAACGTCATAAAGAGTTATGAAGAATGCTCTTTTTTGATGGGTAATCTTGTCTTGGGCCCGCGCAGAATGTGGGATATCTGACCGATGACGTGCTCACGTTCCTCGCCACCCGCCTTGTCGATCTTGCTCAAAGACTCCACGATAGCGCGCATTTCGGACGTTAAATAGTCAAGACGCGCCATTTTTTGCGCTTCTTTGAGCCGGTGGACTAGCGCTGTTATCGCCTGTGCGAGTTCAGCCCATTGCGGGCCCATGCTTTCGACATCTTCGAGTTCGGCAAGAAGCCGGTTCAGGTCGGCGCTGCGCGGCTGGGCGACAAAAGTACTGTCCGGTCCCTTCTCCGGCGACTCTCCCCGCATCACCCAGCCAGGATTGTAGCCGTGGACGCGCGCGATATTCCGTGCCGCGTCCAAGCTGATTGAAGCCGTAGTTCCCTTGAGCCATTGGCTTACAAGGCCCTTGCTCACCCCCGCATCGGCCGCCAGCTCGATCTGCTTGCGCTTCGTGTCCCGGATGATTTTCCGGATGCGCTCTGATAGTTCTTTCATGTGTAGGAATCTAAACGAAAATTGGTTTAGGTATCTTGCTGTTTGACGTTTAGGCGGCTATACTGCGGAAACGCATTCAGTGAGACAGTGATGACCCTTTCCAAAGAACAAGCCATCAGGATTTTCGGCACACGCAAGGCGCTGTGTGCTGCGATGCGCCTGACTAATGCGCGCATTTCGCAATGGCCGGATCAACTCGACCAGAAGACCACGGACCTTGTTATTGGTGCGGCGGTGCGAGTCGGTAAGGCGATTCCGGAGGGCTTCTCGGCACCGATCACCGACAACGATGGCGGGATTGCTGAGCGCATCAAGACGGTGGACGACGCTCAGAACAATCCGGGTGGTACGAGTCGCAAGACCAGAGAGGCGCGGATGCAGCAGTAACGATTCACGCATCAGCTGACGCGGACCGGCGTTAGTACTGCGAAAAGTAGTGGTTGAGTTAGGCATAACGGTTTTCATAGTTGTTGGATCGATAAGCCGCGTTAAGTGGCACTGCAGCATGGGACGAATAGTCCCTTTTTTTGCGGTTTGGGGGATATCCAAGTGAGTTCAACTCTTTGTCGTCTGGTTGAGGATCAGCCAGAACTGCCTCTTTCAAGGAAGCCGGAAATGATTGAGATGCCTATCGAGATGATCCGGGCAAAACGCAGCAAGGGCGCGGCCTTCACCCTTGCGTGCGATGCCAGCGGGCTCGAAGACAAAGAGATTGCCATGTCGCTCAACATCGATGCCGGCACGTTCTCCAAGATGAAGAAAGGCATGGCGACGCTCGACGCCGATCTGCTCGTGCAGTTCTGCAAGATCGTCGGCAACCAGATCTACCCCGAGTGGCTCGCCTACCAGGTAGGTTGCACGCTGGTGATGATCCAGTCTGAAGCGGAGCGTCGCGCCGAAGAGGAGCGGGCAAAGCGCGAAGAGGCCGAGAAGGAAAACAAGCTGCTCCGTCAACTCTTGCAAGGAAAAGCAGCGTGAATGCTCTTATCCCCAATCTCGAACAAACGATGTCGAGCCGCGAAATCGCGGAACTGACTGGCAGCTCGCACGACAACGTACTCAAGACCGTCCGCGCGCTGGTCGAAAAGGGTGTCGTTTTCGGAAACGAGACCCCTTACGTTCACCCGCAGAACAAACAGACCTATTTCGAGTTCCATCTCAACTATCGCGACACGATGGTTGTGGTGTCCGGTTACAGCGTCGAATTGCGCGCCAAGATCATTGATCGCTGGCAAGAACTCGAGGCCAAGGTGGATCAACCCGCCATCAACCTCAACGACCCCGCATTCCTGCGCACTGCCCTGCTTCAGTACACCGAGAAGGTGATCGAATTGCAGCAGACGATCACTGAACAGGCGCCGGCCGTCGAATTCGCTCACGCAGTCCGTAACACCGAGGACTCGATCAGCATTGGCGACATGGCGCGGCTGCTCGGAACCGGTCAGAACCGCCTGTTCCGGCGCCTGCGTGATGACCACATCCTCATGTCGAACAACCGCCCGTATCAGCAATACCTCGACCGCGAATATTTCCGTGTGATCGAGAACGTCTGGCGCGACTCCGAAGGCGAGACGCACCCGACATTCAAAACCGTCGTCACGGGTCGTGGGCAAGTCTATCTGCAACGCAAGTACGGCGCGGAGGCCGCATGAACGTCAAACAAGGCGACCTGGCATTCATTGTCGGCGGCTCCAAGTTCGCCGGACGCATCGTGGAAGTCCTTTCGCGCGCACCGATTGGTGTTTCTTTCGCGCTTCCGGACGGGTTCACGCAATGCGCCCAGGAATATGAGTGGGTGATCAAGTTTGTGGGCTCTCCGGTAGATGCTCCTGTGGGGCTGAATGGTCAATACATGCGCTCACGGAAAGCCTTCTATGGATGCGCCCCGGATCGCAAGCTTCGCCCTATCAACGGTGTTCCGGTCGATGAAGACGTCACCGAGGACATGAAGGAACCATCATGCGCGGATTAATCGTTTTCGCCTCCCTTGCACTACTCCTGACTCTTCTGGCGTGGGTAGTGGGAGTTGTGCATCAGGTGTGTGCGCTATGAATGCCGACCAAGCCCGCGAGCAGCGCATACAGGAACTCGGCGTGAAGCTGTGCGTCGCCGAGACGATCGAGGAACGCATTGCGCTCTGGAGCCAGCTACGCGCCGAAATAAAGGCTCGTACGCCGGCTCAAATAAAGCGCATGGAGTCGGACAAGGGGCTGAGATGAAAACGGCGCTTAAGCGGTCTCTCATGTGGGCACACAACCATGCACTGGTGCCGGCGAGCATCGTGACATGGGCAATGAAGAAGTTTGACCTGAAGGAGTTCTGAGATGGAAATGATGCAAATCGAAGTCACGACCGATGAAGCCGGTTACCTGTTCCTTTCGCAACAGGATGGGGATGAGGGCCAAATTGTCTGCCTGCACCCTGACCAGGTGCCTCTCGTGTGCGAATGGATGATGCAGGCCATTGGCGCCAAAACTGAAATTCGTGAGTCGACGCGGTTTGAAAACTAAGGCGGTCGTGTGGAAGAAGCGTCACCGCAGCTGGAAGACGGTTACACCAAGCTCGCAAACGAGCTACTGGAAGCGCTTATCGGTGCGGGGCTAACGGCGAGGCAATGGGCGGTTGTCATGGCGATCATACGGAAGACATATGGTTTCAACAAGAAGGCAGACGAGATTGGCCTGTCTCAGTTGGCCGCTATGACTGGCATCGACAAGACCCACCTGAGCCGCACGGTCCGTGAACTGGAGGCCGCCAAGGTGATCCACCGTCAAGTCGGAACCCATGCTCATAGCCTGAGCATCAACAAGAAACATTCGCAGTGGGGGTTGCTGAAAGAGCAACGGGTTGCCGAATCAGCAACAGTTGCTGAAAGAGCAACTGTGACCAAATCAGCAACTGGGGGTTGCCGAATCAGCACTGGGGGAGTTGCCGAATCAGCACATTTAGGGTTGCTGAATGAGCAACCACAAAATACGACCCAAAAGACAACCCAAAAGACAACTCCAAAAGAGATTGCACCGAGCGGGAAAATCTCGCTCGATGCCGAAGGTGACTGGGTCGGAATTCCTACCCGTCTCATGGCGAAATGGCAGCAAGCCTATCCGGCCCTTAGCCTGGATGCGGAGCTCTCGAAAGCCTCCGCTTGGATCATCGCCAATCCGAAAAACAAAAAATCGAACTACGCGCGTTTCCTGACGAACTGGCTCACCCGGGCGCAAGACAAAGCCCCGAAGCAAGGCGGCGGGAATGAACAAGACAATCGACCGAAGCTCGTGCTATGAAAAACTTTATCGATTTTGGGATTGACGTTGGCGGCCACACGACCGGGGAACACAAGGCGCTTTGCCCGCAATGCTCGCACACGCGGAAGAAAAAGAACCTCAAGGTTCTGAACGTCAACGTGGACAAGGGTGTGTGGAACTGCTGGCATTGCTCGTGGAGCGGCACGCTCAAGGGCGGCGAATGGCAGAAGCCCGAAGTGCGCAAGGTCTACACCAAGCCCGTTTTCGTCAAGGTCGACAAGAAAACTGATGAACTGCAGGCGTGGTTCGATACGCGCGGCATTTCCGCCGAAGTCGTGCAACGCAACCAGATCACGCTGGGTAAGGAATATTTCCCGCAAGTCGAGGAAGAGCGCGGCTGCGTGCTGTTCCCCTACTTCCGTGGCGAAGAGGTCATCAACATCAAGTACCGGACGCGTGACAAATTGTTCCGGATGGCTTCTGGTGCCGAGCGAATCCTGTACGGCATCAACGATATCAATCCAGAAGTGCTGGTCTGGGTTGAGGGCGAAATCGACAAGCTATCCGTCGAAATGGCCGGCCTGACGAGCTGCGTTTCCGTCCCTGACGGTGCGCCGGCTGCTGATTCGAAGTCGTACAGCAACAAATTCGATTTCCTGACCGAGAAGGCGCTTGAAGCCGTCAAGCTGCATATCATCGCCGTCGACAGCGATGAGCCCGGCGTTCGGCTCCAGGAAGAACTGGTGCGCCGGCTGGGTCGCGAAAAATGCCTGATCGTCGTTTGGCCGAAGGATTGCAAGGATGCTAACGAAGTCCTGCTGACGCATGGCGTCGAGACGCTGGCCGACTGCATCGCCAATGCCCGCGCGCTGCCGATCGAAGGAACGTACAGCGTCGACGACATTATCGAATCGATCTTCAACGATTACGAATACGGCCCGGAACGCGGCGTGTCGACGAGTTGGGCAGAGATGGACGACACGTACCGCGTTATGACTGGCGAATGGACGCTCGTAACGGGCATCCCAGGGCATGGCAAGTCGGAATGGCTGGATGCCCTTGCCTTGAACCTGTCGAAACACTACGGCTGGAATTTCGGCATCTTCTCGCCCGAAAACCAGCCGCTCAAGTACCACGTTGAAAAGTTGACAGAGAAGATTGTAGGAAAGCCTTTCTCCGAAGGATTTACGGAGCGCATGTCGTTCAAGGAAATGGGCGAGGCGTTGAAGTTCGTCAACGATCATTTCCATTTCATGCTGCCGGACTATCCGACCGTCGACGGCTTGCTTGATACGTCTCAGCAATTGGTGCTTCGCCACGGCATACGCGGCCTGATTATCGATCCGTGGAACGAGATCAACCCGGCCCGTGACGGTAACGTTACTGAAACGGACTATATCAGCCAGGCGCTGACGAAGATCCGCACATTCGCGCGCCGGAATCAAGTGCATGTGTGGCTCGTTGCTCACCCGACGAAATTGCAGAAAGACAAGACTTCCGGCGCCTATCCGGTTCCCACTCCGTATGACGTAAGCGGCTCGGCGCACTGGCGCAACAAGGCAGATAACTGCATTACGGTCTACCGCGACATGGTGCAGCACGGCTCGCCGGTACAGGTGCATGTGCAGAAGGTCCGCAAGAAATCCAACGGCAAAGTCGGCATGGTCGAGTTCGATTACGACCACATCTGCGGACGTTACAAACCATATAAGAAGAATGTTTTGCCCAATACCTACAGCATGCGCAAAGTCCAGAAGGAGGCAGCGTGAGCCGCTTTATTAACTGTGCCGAGACCGCGAAGATCATTCGCCAGATTCTCAAAGAGTCGTTTCCAGGCGTGAAATTTCGCGTGCGCAGCAGCACGTATGCGAATGGTGCATCCATTCAGGTTGACTGGGACGGCGCGCCGAACTGGCGGCAAGTCGAATCGATCACCGACAAGCTTGAGGGTTCGTATTTTGATGGCCTGATCGACTACAAGGGAAGCATCCACCACATGATGGATGGCGAACTGGTGAGCTTTGGTGCCGACTTCATCCATGTGTGCAACCGCGATGAAGGCCCGGTGCTGGATCCGCAACCCAGCAAGACCGCTGCGCGAATTTTCATTACGCACGATGACGGCTACAGCCGCGAAGTCGGTTCCGGCGTGGATGCAGTGCTTGAGCGTGCCGAACCTTTCCGGCGAGACGACGACTGGATTCCATTTTGATGACCGCCAGCATCAGTAAAGCATTCGGGCCGGAATCGGCGGAACAGATCAAGCAGGGCCTCAAGGCTCTTTGGGAGAAACGGAAATGAGTCACATAACTTGCCAGGCAGAACGCGACGAGAACGCCAAGATATTCGCATGCCCATACCGCGCCGTGAAAGTCTGGCGCGACGTCGAAGACGACTGGACCGGCGAAACGCGCAGTGAGTGCTTCGAAGAAAACCAGTGCGGCGAAGAGATTTGGCTGTCACCGGCCAAAGGCCAGTGCAAGCGCTGCGGCTTGGTTCTTACATACTGAGGAGGCTATATGAGCCGCAGCCAAAAACCGAGACGCAAGTACAACCCCAACAAGCTACTTGACCGGATCGTCGACAAGTCCCCACTCATGCCGAGCCAGCGGCGTGACTTGGGCCTCGCCTATCACATCGCCTTCGAGAACATGCTCAAGCGTGGCTCTGAGGAAGATTGGTACATCCTGGCGTCGACCATGAACGTCGCACTCGTTCTCGCCGAGAAAGACTACGGCTCCGAGTACATCCCCGAAGTCAAGGCCGCGATGGAATCCCTGATGGATTGCAAGTATCGAGCCGATCGTACCGGACGTTGGGCCTTTGATGGCGACGGCTTGCAGGCTATGCGCCGCGCCCTGGAGTTGCATGACCAACAGTGCGCCCTCGCCACGCGCGCCGAGATTAAGGCGGCGCTTCAGGCAATTGTGAAGCGGGCGAACGAAGGGCACATGTATGCGGCTGAGCAATGTCATCTGGAGGCAGCGTAATGGGCGGACGACTTTGGACCAAAGAAGAAGACGCAATTCTTGCGAGTTTCTGGAAAGGCGGTGGCGAGATCGTTTCGCACCTTTCGAAACTTCCCGGACGGACTGTCGACGCTGCACAGATTCGCGCCCGATATCTCAAGCTGGGTTCCAGATACAACATGTGGACCGATGAGGAAGATGCCGTTCTTCGCGGAGTCTGGACGATGGGATGTTCATTGAAATCGCAACTCCATCGCCTGCCGAATCGAACATGGAAATCGGCTCTTGATCGCGCGCGTGTACTTGGCCTCCCTAAACGCAAGGCGAGCGAGTACGTATCCAAGTATTCGTGGGCCGAAGAAGTCATCACTCGAGAACTTGAACGGGGTTATCCGATGACAGCGCGTCAGATTGAGGCCCGCACGCCTGCATCTTACGAGAGAGCCACACAGATTTTGCGCGCCGGTCACGGGACCAAGTATCGAATCTCGGGATGGTTGCGTAGCAATCCACTTGGCAGCGGATGTTGGACTGCGATTTGGGCGATGGGCACAGAACCCGATGCTCCCAAGCCCGAAAAGAAGCCGCGCTCAATGCAATGCCGCGAGTACCGGACCCGTAAAAACATCGCGAGCGGAAAAATCAACCCATTCGCGGTCGCAATGAACCAGGTCTCCGCCCCCACTGGCACAACGGGCCGGGTTTTTAAACAGGACATGGTTGTTCATTTGCGGGATGAGGAGATTGCGGCATGAATATCCACCGTCACCAGTTCGTAAGTCATTGCCCGAACAACGATCAGGCGATTATCTATGCGCTGACAATCGAAACGGATGCGGTGATCTATGTCGAGCACATCACGACCGCGACGGCGCTCCATAAGCGAGCTTTTCATGAGGCAATCGCTGACGACCTGTTCGCCCGCTTCGGTGGCCGGCAAGTCATCACAGCCCATCACCATGGCGTAGACGTCGAAACTCGCCGCGGCTTTGAGTTGCGGGATTGCGGGCGTCTGATGCAACGGGTTCAGGTTGGTTCGACAGTCTACGAGAAAGGTGTTGAGGCGAAATTTGCGATTGAGGCGGTTTCGCGATGATCCCTTACCACGGTCTACCAATAACACCAGCGACAGCAGCGGCGCGCGCCATTTTCGGCGGTCACGCGTTTATTTCGGCTCGCTACCCCGATCAGCTAGCGCTCGCGCTGGAGATTGCGCAATCAATTGCGGTTGATCATGGCGGCTTCTCTGCATGGAAGAGTGGTGAGCCCATCACCGATTGGTCTTTCTATTACGAATGGATTGCAATGTTGCATCGCTATCCACCGTTTGACTTCGCCGTTATTCCAGACGTGATCGACGGCTCAGAAGCGGAAAACGATGCGCTGCTCGAAGAATGGCCTTGGCGAACTAATGCACCCTGGGTCGGCGCTCCAGTCTGGCACCTGAATGAAAGCCTTGAGCGGCTTGAGCGTCTCGCTTTTGCGTGGCCTCGCATCTGTCTTGGCAGCTCGGGGGAATTCGCGACGGTCGGCACCGAAGCCTGGTACATCCGTATGGCCGAGGCAATGGATGTGTTATGTGACCGCGACGGACGCCCGATCTGCAAAATCCACGGCCTGCGCATGCTGAACCCAGATGTGTTCACCCGCTTTCCATTCGCGAGCGCCGATAGCACGAACATCGGCCAGAACATCGGAATTGATTCTGCATGGCGCGGCACTTATACCCCAGCCACCAAAGAATCCCGCGCGATGGTCATGCGTGAGCGGATTGAGAAAGAACAGTCGCCGATTTTCTGGGATCGCAAGTCGGCGCCGATTCAGATTGGATTTTCATTGGAAGCCGCATGACCCCCTACCCCGTAATAGGCTTTACCCGCCCCGCCGAACTGTACGAATTCGCCAGCAACCATGGGCTTCATGTGGGAAGTATGGACAAACTGGAACGATTCGCCGCAGCCCTCCAGCAAAAAGCCATCTCGCAAACGCTGTCGGCAGATGGGCCGGCGATTGAGGTCAGGGTGATTGATGTGGGGGTGGGGGAATGAGCCAATACGACAAACTGGTGACAAGGCTGCGTGATGGCATGGGCGCTATTTTTGCCAACGAAGCCGCCGACGCGATCGAAGATCAAGCCACTCGCATCGCTGCGCTTGAGTCGTCGCTTAAGTTGGCCGATTCAGAGGTTGACCGGCTGAGCGCGATTATCAACTCGCCGCAATCGAACGACTTCCTGCGTGCCGTCAGCACCGAGGCCGAGCACCAGCGTCAACGATGGGGTAGCGAGCACGATGCGGGGAAAACGCCGGCCGACTGGTTCTGGCTACTTGGTTACCTGGGCGGGAAGGCTCTGCATGCGTATGCCGCTGGCAATGCGGATAAGGCAGAGCACCACGTAATCACGACAGCAGCCGCTTGCGCAAACTGGCATCGCAACATGTGCGGCGAAACGGATATGCGTCCCGGCATCGATACGCCGAAAGGAGAAGTGGTATGAGTGATATCGCTGCTGTTTCAGGTGCCACGACGACGATCAAAACGCTCGCGGATGGAACCTTTAGGCTTTCGATAGACATCGAGCCGCGCCACGCACAAGCGGCGTTCGCCCTCTTCGGATCGCCCGGTACGCCGGTAGCGCTCGCGCGCATCACGAATGAGGCGGCAACCGCTTTCGATCAGCGCGAGCCGGAACCGGAGAAGCCCAGGGGCGGAGCCCTCGCCAAGCTCGCTGGCATGTGGTCAAACGCCACGCACTTCTGGGAATTCTGCGATGTCGACAATGCTGACGATGCCGCTGAGTGGATCAGGACGACATGCCTCATTGAAAGCCGCGCCGAGCTCGACAACAGCATGATTGCAAAACAGAACTTCGAGAAGTTCGTGCGCGGTCCGTACATGAAGTTTATGCAGGCGCGAGGTGGAGCGTGAGTCACATCCTCGCAATCATCTATTTCGCCCTGTACGCCATTGCGTGGCCGATCTATCTCTCCGGGCGCGTCCGTGGCACTTTGCTACTGCTGTGCATCGGTATGCCCGTAGTCTCGTTTTTCTTTGGGCAATACGCAGCATGATCCGCACCTCCCTACCCCTCAAGAAATCGCTGAAGCCCAAGCGGTGCCGGTCTTGTGGCGCGAATTTCAATCCCATCTCAAGCATGAGTAAGGCGTGCAGCGTGCCGTGCGCGATGGCTTTGAATGATGCGGCAAAGGCAAAGTCGGCAGCAAGGGCGGCGAAGGACGAACGGAAATCTCTCGCGGAGCGGAAAGCCAAGCTTAAGACGCGTCGCGAGTGGATTGCCGAAGCACAGGCTGCAGTGAACAAGGTGGCGAGACTGCGCGATCTACTGGCTGGGCATGGGTGCATTTCGTGTGGTGCTCGCCCGCAGCAGAAGTTCGGCGGAACGTTTGATGCGGGTCACTACAGGAGCGTGGGTAGTGCTCCCCACATGCGCTACTACCTGCCAGCCATTAGAGGGCAATGCGTTCGCTGTAATCGAGACCTCGGAGGCTCGGCCGTTAATTTTCGCAAGGGCCTCGTCGAGCGCATCGGCATCAACCGCGTCGAGGAAATCGAATCCATGCAGTGGACTGCAAAGTGGTCCGTGGAGTACTTAGAGCGACTCAAGAAGGTCATGAACAAGAAGGCTCGAAGGCTGGAGAAGCGGATTGAAGCCAAGAGTGAAGTTAATCAACTGGAGGCTGTCGAATGATCAAACGCAAACAACTTTTCCGCCATCGCCCCGCCGAGGGCACCATTGGCGACTGTCACCGCACCGCCATTGCTTGCCTACTCGACCTGGAGCCGGAAGCGGTGCCGCACTTCGGTGAACTGTATTTCAATGATCCCGATGGCGCGCGATTCAACAAGGCTTTTGAGGACTGGCTGTCCGGTCGCGGACTCAGAACGGCGATCATTGTCTATAACGGCGACTCGCTCGATAACGTGCTGGCGGCAATCGGTGCGCAGAACAAAGGCGCTTATTACCTGCTCGGCGGCACCAGCCTGACGGGCGTGAATCACACGGTAGTGTGCTGTGGCGGCGAGATAGCGCATGACCCATCCATTGATGACGTCGGAATCGTCGGCCCATGCGATGACGGGTATTACTGGGTGACGTTCATCGTGCCGGATTTCATGTATGCGAAGGAGGCAGCATGAAAGCAAACTGCTTCAAGAGAATGTTAATCGAACTCGACCATGCCGCCGCAGCGGAACACTCGGTCATCAATCACCACGTGAATGGCATGGAGTATCTGTGCCTGCACCGCTCCGACAAACTCACGGTGAAGCTGTATTTCATCGATCCAACGAACATCGCGCGCCCGGAAAACGCCTATCTGGTGACTCCGCACACGCATCGGTATTCGTTCGAGAGCACCGTTCTCGCCGGGCAGCTTCAGCATCTCACATTCCGCCAGTGCGCCGGCTCGCGTTATGACGTCTCCGAGTATTCACCGGAAACGCGAACGCGGTCCGGCCTCGGTGAGTGCGACCTTGAAATAAGGAGCCGCGACCTGCACGACGTCGGTAGCGATTACTGGTGCGGCACAAGTGATATCCACACGCTGGTTGTCCCGCATGCGCCCGTCTTGCTGGGCCTCGTTCAGTTCGGCGACATCACTATGAAGTCGACCGTTTATCTCCGCAAAGGAGCACGAATGGACTACCCGGAATCGCGCAAGCCGACAGCCGACGAAGCACTTGCACTTCGTAATCGGGCGCTTGAAATGATGGAGGCAGCATGATCGACCTCGATGAACTAGACCGCATCAACCGCGCCGGAGACCGGTATGGGCATATCACGCCAGGGAAGGTAGCCGAACTGATCGCCGAGGTGCGGAGACTCCGGGAGGATAAGGCGAGGCTCGACGCTGGTTGCATCCTGACGACCGACTATGACGAGTTCGGCGATAGGCATTTCACTGAGCGGCGTGGCCTAAACCTGCGCCAGATGATCGACAACGCTATGGCGCTGGCCGCAAAGGACCAGTCATGACCATCCACCGCATCGTCTGTGCCGCAAACCGTAAGCGCTTCACCGGACAAATTGTGCTTGGCATCCGCCATTGGGACTTGTTCATGTCGGAGGCCTTGGATTCAGAGGGCGATCCTGTCGATCAAGGCTTCGTGGATAACCGCGGCAATTTCCTGCTTCGCATCGAGGCGTGGAAAGTCGCCGAGGCCGCTGGGCAGATCATCCGTCGCGTCGGTGGCGATGATACGAACGGCGGCACGTTGTATTCCGAGAACCTTTATTGAGCAAGGAGCCCGCATGAACCAGGACGCAAACCGCGAAGACCGCATCGAGCACAAAGAGACCGCCGACAGCATCGTTTGGGGTTGCCATCGCGCCTATTTGAAGGTCTGCGTTAGTTGCGGCTCCCGCTCCGATCCCTATGGGAATATGGCGTGCCCTTGTGGGCGGACGGGGGAATCATGCTCTACCTGATCGCTCTCCTTGCTGGAGCAATCCTCGGAATTTTCGCTTGCACTCTGCTATGCGGCGTGTTCCTCGCCTTCCGCCCGACACCGCCAACGCTGTATGGAAGGCGAAAGCCAGCCCCGCCAGAGGTGGCGCAGATGCCGGTGGTCGAGGCGGGATGTGTGGCTTATCAGTTTCTGGGGGTTACTGGGGAAGAACAATGAAGACTCAATGTATTTTGACTTCGTATTGCAAGAACGCAAAAGGGTATGGGGTTCGGCGGATCGACGGCAAGAATTTTCTTGCTCATCGACTTTCTTACGCAGAAGCCAATGGGTTGGTCACAGAAGATCTAGCCGGAATCGTGATCAGGCACAAATGCGATAACCCAGCCTGGGTGAATCCTGACCATTTGGTTCCAGGGACGCATAAAGATAACTCAAGGGACATGGTTGAGCGGGGCCGTCAAGGGAATACTAGGGGCGAACGGTCGGGTAAGGCGAAATTGAAGGAAAAGGAGGTCATTGAGATTTTGAGGAGGCTGTCTGCTGGAGAATTTGGGACAGCCTTAGCGAAGGAGTATGGAGTTGGTAACACAACGATCTATGAGATCAAATCAGGAAAGCATTGGGCACATTTGCAAGAAAATCAGTCAATCTAACTGGCCTCGAAGATGAGTGAAACCGCTGGGGATTCAACGGGGTAGCGTCGTAAGTCGTACTAAATTCGTAGTATAATTTTGCAAGCTTTGTTTAACTGGATCGGGGTGTTGAATGACGCTAGACGAATCGCAGCAAGTCGAAACTCTGCTAGTGGAGTGGCACCGCTGGCAGAGCGCCTATTTCCCTGCCCTTGGCACCCCGCGCTGCGATCCGACATGCCGCGGATACCAGACCGGCAATCAGTGGCTCACCCCGAAAGAGAAGGCGGAACTGGCCGATCAGAAAATCTGGCGGGCCAATTCGGAGATTGTGGATGTTCTCGTTGACACGCTGCACTGGACGCACCGTGCCGCTATCCAAACGAGCATGCACAATAAGCGCGTCGGGTATGACGTGTTCTCGAATCCCCGGATTAGCGCGGAGGAGTCGCACGAGCTTTATCAGGAAGCGAAAACGCTCCTGTATCCAAAATTTGTGATGCGCGGGCTGGTTAAGGTGACGGAGGAAGTATGAGGGAAATCGAAAAGCTGGAGTCGCAGTTGCGCGGGCTGATGGAGGGCGAATTCTCAAGCATGACCATCTCGTTCAATAGTCATGCGTCCGGTTATGTCAATGCCCGAAGAGCGATCGAAGAAGGAGAATACGGTCATGCCGATTGGGTTTCTGACGAAGAATGCCAGAAGGCTGCTGAGACGAATTCCGTCTGGGAAATCCACTGGTACCCGCAAACTCCCATAGGCTTCTATGCCGTAGCCGCATCTACCCTTGAGGCATGCCTGAGAAGGGTGCTCGAAGAGCCTTGGAGCACTGCAGATTAAAAATATTTCTCGAAAGTGCTTGTAAACCCTGAAATTTTCTGGCATGCTTGACTTGTGGAGCCCAAAAAGCCTCTACAGAATTCATAGCCCGCCAGGTGGAAGCCTCGCGGGCTTTTCTATTTGGTGCCCGCCATGTCATCCATTACCTTCCAGTCGAACTCGTTTGGCCGGGACCCGATGGAACTTGCCGCTGCCAGTCAGGCCCGCGAGCGTCGCCAGCCCAAAGAGCCGCGGCGTGAGGTGACAAATTGTCAAATCACCGAATTTCCGAGACGCTGGGAATCGCAAGAGTGGAGCCCCGCCCGCCAACGAGCAGAACAACTGTTCACCGGCATGGCCGACGAACGCACCGCGCCGAGTGCTGCACGGCGGGCGGCGGAATCGCTTTTTGCGGGGGAGTGAGCATGAAACCAGTCAAACAGACAAAGCTGTATAGCGCTGACGGCATACACAACGGCAATTGCCTTGCGGCGTGCATCGCATCATTGCTTGATCTGCCGTTGTGGATGGTCCCGCCCTTCGAAGACATGTTCGGGCGCGGCGATCACACCTCGCGCATGATCGAATGGCTCAACCATATGTTCAAGCTTGAACTCGTCTGGGAAGACGGTCACCCCGTCGATGAGTTGCCTGAGTTCTATATTGCTGTGGGCCGGTCGCCGCGTGGCGTGCATCATGCCGTCATCTACAGCAAGGGCGAGATGGTGCATGACCCGCACTACTCTAACGACGGGATTGCCGAAGTTGATAGCGTGAAGTATCTCGCGCCGCTTGGTGCATGAGCCATGGACGACATGAGCGAACGGGATCAGGCAATCATCGCCGAGTGGACTCTGGATACGTTCGATGCCGCAGTGCATGCTGTCCTGGTCACCCCGCCATGGCGCCCGACTGATCACGCCTATGGTGTGCTGCGCGGATATCGCGAAGCTGGCCTAACACCCGCCGAAGCCGCGCAGGCATTCTTTAGCACAAGACAATGACCGAAGCCCAACAGTTAATCGACAGCCTCGAAGCCGATATCCAAAGGATGCGGATTGACGATGCGCTGAAGGCGTCGATGATCGCAAAACTGGATGCACTTCGTCGGATGGTGCTGTGATGACTGACAAGACATTCAGGATGGACGTACCTCTCGGCTTCGACGGAGATGGCTACCAGGCCGCAATTGAGTTGTATGTCGCTGGCCTGGTTGGGCGTGAATGCACCACGGAACTGCGTGACGAGGTGTACGAGAAAGCCTGTTCCATGGCCAAAGATTTCGTGAAAGTCGGAGAAGTGATCGTCAGTTTCGACTGATTCCCCCGCTCCCACCGTCAGCATGGGTCGGCCATGCAGCGTTAGACGGACGATGGTGAGCCCTAACACGGGTGGTAGCTCAGGGAGCAGGCCGGATTCCAAATCCGAGCCGGGTGACGTTCGATTCGTCCGCTGCCCGCCAGAGGAAAGCTCCGGTACGCAGGCCGGCGAGTCAGGTTCGAAGCCTGGCGTCTTCACGCATGACGATTGAGATAGCCGTATGGGGCATTCCGGCCGGATGCCAGTACTTGCCGGCGTCAGTCGTCAGTCGTGAAGGTGAAGCACCACCGGTAGCGCGCTCCGATCGGAGGCCATAGCGCCATGCGTACCGGTCGCATTAGCTCTCTCCCCAATCTCCTCGCGCCGACCTCATCGGCGTTTGCCCAGTGGGTTGGGCTATTTTATTTGCATGTCTGAGTGAAAAGTGGCGGTCGCTCGCTCTGTCGGAAGTGGTAATTACTCAAAGGCGTAGATATGGGCAGACCATCGAAGCTGACGGATGCTCAGTGGGAAGAAATCCGCAGACGCCTTCTCGCAGGTGAGGTGGGCCGCGAACTCGGGCGTGAATTCGGAGTCGCTGAATCGGCGATCCGCAAGCGTTTTGGTGCGCAGATCAAGCAAATAAAAGACGTTGCAAATCAAATAGTTGCGACCGAAGTAGCGCTTAAGGCACTCCCAGTAAGTGCGCAGATAAGTGCGCATGACTATGCCGCGCAATTACGCGCCATCACAACGCATACGGTAGGCGCTGCGCAATATGGCGCCGCCATCTCTCACCGGCTCATGGGCATTGCTCACGGGAAGGTGATGGAGATCGATGACGCAACGCCGCTAGGCGAAGAAAGCGCCCAGACCCTGAAGGGCATTGCGGTCCTTACGCGAATGGCGAACGAGTCGAGCGAGATCGGCCTCAATCTGTTGCGCGCGAACAAGGATGCTGGCGGCAATCCTTTGCGGGAAATCGACATCACTCCGGAGAGCGGCCTGACTCCAGAAGAGGAGTATCTGAAATTCATAGGCTGAGATGGCGCACGATCAAATAACAATCGACTGGCGCAATCCGGACTATCTACCGATCTACGAACAGCGCAAGAGGCTGATTGCGAAGATACGCAACAAAGAGGTCAGTCTCGCCAATCTGAAGCAGTTCTACAAAGCGCATCCGGTCGAGTTCATCTCGACGTTCGGAATGACGTTTGACCCGCGCAATATCGAAGTGGGATTGCCGGGAACGATACCGTTCCTGATGTTCCCCAAACAGGTCGAGTTCATAGAATGGTTGCGGGACAGATGGCTCGCGCGCGGTGACGGACTGGCCGAGAAGTCGCGCGACATGGGACTGTCCTGGCTGTGCGCGGCCTTTGCGGTGTGGATGTGGACATTCCATCCTGGCGCCGTGATTGGGTTCGGCAGTCGCAAAGAGTCATACGTAGACGACTCGAGCGACCCGAAGTCGCTGTTCTGGAAGGTGCGGTTCTTCATTGCTCGTCTGCCCAAAGAATTCAGGCCGGCCGGCTACGTCGAGAAGACGCACGCGCCGTTCATGAAGATCTCGAACCCGGAAAACGGGGCGATGATCGTCGGTGAGGCAGGCGACAACATTGGCCGCGGTAACCGGACCTCGATCTATTTCAAGGATGAGTCGGCCTATTACGAGCGGCCCGAGAAAATCGACGCGGCGCTGAGCCAGACATCGAACTGCAAGATCGACATTTCGACGCCGAACGGCATTGGTAATCCGTTCTATGCCAAGCGGCACGGCGGCAAGATCCCCGTGTTCACGTTCAACTGGCGTGACGACCCGCGCAAAGATGACGCCTGGTATCAGAAGCAGATTGACACGATGGACGCGGTCCATGTGGCGCAGGAAATCGACATCAACTATGCGGCATCGGTTGAAGGCGTCCTGATTCCGAATGCCTGGGTGATGGCAGCGGTCAATGCGCATCTGGCACTGGGAATTGAGCCGACCGGCGCGCGCGAAGGTGCGCTTGATGTGGCTGACGAAGGTCGCGACAACAATGCCTTCTGCGGCGCGCACGGCATTTTGATTGAGATGATCGAGGAATGGTCTGGCTCGGGCGGTGACATTTTCGCCACGGTCGAGAAGGCTTTCCATCTGAGCGACCTGCACGAATATCGCCGGTTCAAGTACGACGCCGATGGTCTGGGTGCTGGATGCCGCGGTGATGCGCGAATCATTAATGAAAAGCGGGCCGAGAAGAAGATCGAACTGATTGAGGTCGAACCGTTTCGCGGATCCGAAGCCCCGTTCAATCCTGATGGCGAGGATGTCAAGGGCCGCAAGAACGCGGACTTCTTTGCCAACCGTAAGGCACAAGCCTGGTGGGCGTTGCGGACACGGTTCCAGAAGACCTATCGCGCAGTGGTCGAAAAGCAGCCCTTTGACCCCGACGAAATCATCTCCATCTCAAGCGACATGCCATTGCGACGGAAGCTGATGACGGAACTGAGTCAGCCGACGTACTCGATTAATACCGTAGGCAAGGTGCTGGTCGACAAAGCTCCTGATGGCACGAAAAGCCCGAACCTTGCTGACAGCGTTGCATATCGCTTCGCCGAGGTGAGTAAGCGACCAATGGTCATCACCAAAGACGCACTTAAACAATTCGCCCACATGGGTAAGACCCGATGAATCGCCGCCAACGCAAAAAAGCACAGATGGCCGCGCAGCACGTGGCTCCTGTGCCGGCGAAGCCTGCGGGCATGAGGGTGTCGTCCGACGTGGTGATGAGCATGCGCCACAAGCCGGCCACGAAACCGCGGAAGACTGCGCTCGAGCTGTTCGCGCCGTATGAGCCGATGAAAGGCGTACTGCCATCTGGCAGTAGCGGCAAACAGATCGCGATGGACGCCGGCTTCAATGCCAACAACGCGTCGACGAATCTCGGACTGCTCGACAACGTCAATGCTGTCTTTGATCAGGGTTATGCGTTCCCCGGGTTCCAGATTCTTGCGTCATGGGCGCAGATCCCCGAGTTCCGCCGTCCCGCCGAGGTGTACGCGCGGGAAATGACTCGCAAGTGGATCAAACTCCAGGCGGTTGGCGAGGAAGACAAGTCGAACAAGATCAAGCGCATCGAAGCCGAGTTCAAGCGCCTGAATGTGCAGGCCGTGTTTCGCGAGGCGATCGAGCAGGATTGCAAGTTCGGCCGCTCGCAGATCTTTATCGACCTCGGCATGCAGTCCGACCAGATCGATTCGAAGGAGTTGATGACGGAACTGGTCGAGTCGCCGGCCAAGGTTGGACTCGGCTCAATCAAACGCCTGGCTGTCGTTGAGGCCAACTGGTCATACCCGAACCGGTATAACGCGAACGACCCGCTTGATCCGACGTTCTACAAGCCGACGAGCTGGTTTGTCATGGGCAAGGAGATTCACTCCTCGCGCCTCCTGACGATCATCACGCGCGACGTGCCGGATATCTTCAAGCCAGCATATGCCTTCGCTGGGCTGTCGCTGTCGCAGATGATGAAGCCGTACGTGGATAACTGGATTCGCACACGGCAGTCCGTGTCAGACTTGGTACACGCGTTCACCGTCTGGGTGCTCAAGACGGACATGGCTACCATCCTGAGTGCAGGCGGCGCTGACAACCTCTACAACCGCCTGCAGGTGTTCAACCTGGCGCGGGACAACCACGGCGTGAACGTGGTCAACAAGGAGACGGAAGACTTCGCCAACGTCTCGGCATCCTTGGCGGGTCTGGATAAGCTTCAGGCACAAAGCCAGGAGCAGATGTGCGCGCCATCAGGTCTGCCTCTCGTACACCTGACCGGCATCACGCCTTCTGGCCTGAATGCGACTTCGGAAGGCGAAATTGAGGTGTGGCAGGACAATGTTGGCGCAACCCAGCAGATCTATACGCCCGCGCTGTCGAAGATTCTGAATCTTGTTCAGTTGTCGCTGTTCGCCGAAATTGATCCAGGCATCGGATTTGAGTGGGTGCCGCTGCGCACGATGAGCCCTGAGCAGCGTTCAACGATTCGCAAGGTGGATGCGGAGACCGATGACATGCTCATTGGTGCTGGTGTGCTGACGCCCGAAGAATCCCGTACGCGTATTGCGAATGAGGAAGACTCGCCGTATCACGGGCTTGAGACCAACGTCGATCTGCCCGACGTGCCGGAACCCGAAGAGGGTCCGCTCAATCGCGCCGAGAAAATCAGCGGACAGCAATCAACGAAAGGTGACGAATGAATCTCCAGATTGGTCCGACAACCCCATGGGTTGCCCAGGCTGGCCCTCAAGGCATCACGGCAACGCCGCTCGGATTCCAGCAGATCACCACCCTGTCGACTGCGCAGTCCTTGACCGTGCCGGCTGGTGCCTTGCTGGCCGTCATCCAGGCATCCACGCAAGCTATTAGCTGGCGCGATGATGGTATAGCTCCTACTGCCACGGTCGGCATGTCGATCGCGACTGGTAACGAGCTCCAATACAACGGCAACCTGTCGGCAATCCAGTTGATCCAGGTGACCTCTGGCGCGATTGCCAACATTAGTTACTATCGTTGACGCCATGCCTTACACAATCAACGCTGGTGGCGGTGGCGGATCAACGGCCACAACAACGCCGCAATCGCAGGAACGGCTCATTGCTGGCCCTGCGCTTTGTTACGCGAACACACCAACTGCGGCAACTACCCAGGCCCAGAATACAGCACAGCCGATCCAGTTCATTGGCGGAGCCACGAGATTCCGGCCTGAATTTGACGGCCGGTATGATCCGGGCATTACCACGCAATCGGAAACGGACATCACCGCACCGGTTGCAATTACTGGTGTGTTCTGCTATCCGTACGCGTGCTTTACAGGCTCGATCACCACCACAGTACTGACGGTGACTGGCACTCCACAAGGCGCGCTGGCCGTTGGGCAAACGTTGCAAGGCGGAACGATTGCGGCAGGTACGACGATTACGGCCCTTGGCACCGGCACTGGTGGGGCGGGGACCTATACGGTCAGCATCTCGCAGTCCGTTACCAGCACGCCGCTCCTTAATGCGGAAACAATTCATACCGTACTTACATTCCAGGGCCAGACGACAGGCACGCTAAATCCTGGTGCAATCGGGTATGCCGCTGACTACATCGAACTCGAGGCCGCCGCAGGAACATGGGGGCGCCTGAGACTATTTGCGCAGGTCGCCAACGGTCAGAAGCTTCCGCGTGGATTCAACTTCAACAGCGTGATCTTCCCGGGTGCGCAGGTCAGTTCGACCACGACCGAAACGGATCAAACACAGGCCTTGTCATTTGCATGGCCGGCTAACGTGGCCGCGGGATTCTACGCTTTCAGCGCAAACCGATTCGTCGGCGTCGGACTCCAGCGCGTGCCTTCCGTTGGTTTCATGGGTGATTCGATTACGCATGGAATTGGTTACACGAACAATCTGGGCCTTGGTGATATCGGCCAGATGCTGAATGGCGTTGCCAATACGGCGAATTTCGGGTATCCGAGCGAACGGATGCAGTTTGCCGTCCTCGGAAATAGCTCGAAATCACGTGACCGGTTGTTCCGCGTATCCGATATTGTCACCGTTGCCGAGGCTACGAATGACTTCCACAATGGCCAGACGCTGGCCCAGGTACAGGCAAACAACCTGGAAATGTGGGCGCGTTGCATGCGTAGGAAAGCCGCAGTCATTCCATTGACGGTTACACCCCAGTCGACGTCAACGGATGGATGGGTAACAGAGGCCAATCAGACGCCACTGTCGGCGTGGGTGGCGGGTGGTGCTGCCCAGCTTTACAACGCATGGCTGCGTGATGGCGCCGCGGTAACTGGGACTCTGGCGACGGGCTTCGTTGCTGCGGCAACCGGCTCGAGCGGTGCGGGAATTCTCCGGATTGGGCAAACCGGGCATCCGGCAATCTATCTGCTGGATCGGGCAATCAGCATGGAGTCAATCGTGACGCCCGGCGTGTGGATTGCGAACGGCTCGCCCGATGGCATTCACCCGTTGCAGCTCGCGGTCAATGCCGAAATCGCCTCGCAGCAAACTGGTTTGAGAGCAGTCGTCGCAGCCTACGGTGCAACCCTGTCCTGAGGAAAATCCATGTACGCAGGCACACCGGGCGGCTCCCAGACAGTAACAGCGGCAGTCGCATTGTCGGCATCAAGCCCGCAGTTGACGATTTACAACAGCGCCTCCGCGATCACCCAGGCGCTCCCTACGACCGGGCTCGTTGATGGACAGAAGCACATGCTCAAGTGCATGGGGGCGGGTGGCCTGAGCGTCACAGGAAATATCGACACCGTAGCGGCCACGACCGCCACTATTGCCCAGTTCGCCGGAAATACTTTCGTGTATTCGGTCGCATTGGCGACTTGGGCGAAGTTCTGACCTAGCCGTACTTGATCGCCCTGATCCGCCTAACCATCTCGGTTAGCTCCAATTCCATCGCATCGAACCGCGGTTTGCCTGCGCTATCGGTCAAGCCGTTTTTCAGCAGGAACATATCGAGTTCGGTGTCCAGCAGGTCGGACAGATTGAACCGGGCTGAATACTCATCGTTCTCGCCAACGTACACAACCACGCGTTGCGGCTCTTCGTGGTCATAGCCCACGTAATCCACTTCGATACCTTCTTTCATGCCCGCTCCGAAACTCGTTTCGCCGACTGGGAAACCTATTCTACTCCGACCGGTTCGACCCAATGCCGGGGTCGAGGCGGCATACAACAAGCAGTTGCAGCGCTGGATCGAGATGATGCACAGGTCTCTCGTGTATTTCATCCAGGCGCAGTACCGGGCTAATCCCCCGCCTACACTCGCGCAGGATGCTGGCTGGGAGGCTTTCCGCGATGGTAGCCCAGCCAATGCAATGCGTCGTGCGATGCACCGCATGTCGAGACGATGGCTGAAGGCGTTCGGCAAGGGTTCGGAAGATCTGGCCAAGTATTTCGTCGACAAAGCGGCCGGCGCCACAGACTTGCAATTGAAGGATGTGCTGAAGAAGGCCGGATTTACAGTTGAGTTCCGTGCGACGTATGACGTCAATAACGCCATGCAAGCGGCAATCGGCGAGAACGTAGGGCTGATCAAAAGTATCGCATCCGAGCATCTGACTCAGGTCGAAGGCTTGGTGATGCGCTCCATGCAACAAGGGCGCGATCTCGGGACGCTGACAGAAGAACTGACCAAGCGGTACGACATTACGAAGAAACGTGCGTCTTTTATAGCGCGCGACCAGGCTAACAAGATGACGGCTGTCATCAACCGCACGCGTCAACAGGAACTTGGCATCACCCAAGCTCGCTGGCGGCATTCGCACGGCGGCAAGAAACCCCGTCAATCCCATATCGCAGCCAGTCAGGCCGATGGCGGTAAGGGCAAGGTCTACGACACCGCGAAAGGTTGCGAGATCGACGGCGAGTACATCTGGCCGGGGCAATTGCCTAACTGTAGGTGTACGGCGCAATCTATCATCCCAGGATTAGAGGACTGAAATGGCCGAGCGAATCAAAGGCGCCGGCATCATGCTGATTACGCCGCAGGATGAAGTCCTGTTTCTGCTGCGCGCACCGGGTGCCAATCACCCTGGAGAATGGGATCTTCCTGGTGGCCGCTGTGATGCCGACGAAACACCAGAGCAAACCGCCATCCGCGAGACCCAGGAAGAGATCGGAAGCCGCCCATACGGTGAACTGACAAAGATCGCCGACACGTCGAGCAAAGACGATAGCGGGTCGGAAGTCGACTTCATCACATTCCGGCAATTCATCCGGCACAAGTTCAAGCCGAAGCTTGACCCGGGTGAGCATACAAAGTTCGTTTGGGCCTCGCTCAAAAATCCTCCTGAGCCGCTTCACCCCGGCGTGCGCGAAGTTGTGAATATGGCGCTCGGTGTGAAGGTCGAAAAGGCCGCGATGGATGGCTTGGCATTCGATCGCGCAAGCGTGCGTACCGTGGACGAAGATGGCCGGATGCGCGTGGAGATTAGCCACCTGTCGAAAGCGATGGTGTGCCCATATCTCGGCAGTGAGATCCCCGAGTATCAATCACTCGGCCTCACCCCGGATCGCGTCTACATGCTGCTTCGCGATCCGGAGGAACTGAAGAAGTCGGTTCCTACATGGAACAGCGTTCCCCTGCTCAATGAGCATGTGCCAGTCAGTGCTGCCGATCACAAACCCGATTCGGTCGTTGGCGCAACCGGCAGCGATGCCGCATTCAATCCGCCCTACCTCGACAACTCTCTCGTCATTTGGGCGCAAGACTCCATTCGTGGAGTCGAGACCGGGCGTCAGCAAGAAATATCGTGCGCCTATTACTACGACCCCGACATGACGCCGGGCACCTATGAGGGTGTTGCGCACGACGGGATCATGAGAAATATCAGGGCGAATCACATTGCCCTGGTAGAAAAGGGCCGAGCAGGCCCGGATGTCCTTGTTGCAGATTCAATCAACCAAAACGGAGCTATCCGAATGAGCAAGCAGTCCCTCAGCAAGAAAGCCGTCTTAGCCAAAGGGGCCTTGCTGGCTGTCCTGCGGCCCATGATGGCATCCGACGCCGCGATCGATCTGAATCCGATCCTTGCCGGCGTGAAGAAGAAGAACTGGCTGGACAAGAAGCCAGGGATCTTGGCCGCAATCAAGCCGCACCTCGCAGCCGATGCCGACCTCGGTCAGATCGTCGAACTGCTCGACAAGCTGGATGGGGAAACGCCCGACGACGACAACGTCGCCATGGACGATCCGGTCGATCCGAAGTGCGAACAGATTCTCGCGATGCTCCGCGGCAAGATCAGCGACGAAGACCTGGCACAGGTACAGGCCGCATTGAGCGCGCCCGCAGCTGCCGCCCCCGCGGCTACGGATGAGCCTTCGCAAACGGCCAATGCCGCAAACGCAAACCCCAAGGACGGCACGAACAAGGCGCCGGTTCCGGGTGCCAGTGATGACAAGGACGACAAGATGGACAAGGCCGCGATGGACAAGGCGATCAAGTTGGCGGTTGATGCGGCTCGCCGCGACACTGAGCAGGCCACGATTGCCCGCCTGCATGGCATTCAGGAAGCCGAAGAAGCCGTCAAGCCATACGTCGGCAAGCTGGCCGCAATGGACAGCGCCGATGCGGTCTACAAGGCAGCGCTCGAGATTCTGAAGGTCGACGTCAAGGGTGTGCATCCGAGCGCATACAAGGCCGTGCTGATGGCCCAGCCAAAGCCTGGCGACGAACCGCGCCGGGTCATCGCATCGGATAGCGCTACGCCTCCGTCCGACATGGCGGAGTGTTTCCCGAACGTCCACCGCATCGGCTAATCCAATTCAGATCAGGAGTAAGACATGGGCTTCCCGCGTCAAGTAAATGTACTCGCAGCGCCGGCAGTGCTCGGCGATTTCTGCGATTCCAATCCCCGTAGTACCGTCGATGCAAGCTATGGTGCCTTTGTTGCCGGCGCCAACGGCTTGGCAGTGGGTCTCTTCGCATGGGCCGATCCGACCAACACGATTCTGAACAATTTCGGCCCGGGTGCGCCGACCGGCTTCATTCACCGCGACCAGCAAGCGCTGATTACGGCGTTCCTCGGCGATGACTCGCTCACGATCCCGGCTGGCTATCAGGCTACCGCATTCAACGCCGGTGGCTTCTGGGTGGCGAATAGTGGCACAACGACCTCGGCGGTCGGCCAGAACGCGTACGCGAACAACGCAACGGGCGCGGTAACCTTCGGTGCCGCAGGTTCGCCCCCGACCTCGGCGAGTGTGACGGCATCGATTGCGGCCAACACAACCACGGCCGGCACGATCGCACTGAACAGCGTTACGGGTTCGATCGCAGGCACGACGCTCACCGTTACGGTGGTCGGTACCGGCGCACTCGCTCCGGGCCAGACGCTGTCGGGCACCAACGTCGACCCAGCCACGACCATCGTTTCGCAACTCACCGGCACGACCGGTAGCACGGGCACCTATACGGTGTCGGTCAGCCAGACCGTGGCAAGCACCACGATCACCTCGAGCGGCGCAACATTCACGGTCGGCGGCACGGTGACGGGTGTGTTCGCTGTCGGACAGACCCTTTCGGGCGCGGGTGTCACGGCTGGCACGACCATCACGAACCTGATTTCGGGCACGGGTGGCGCAGGAACGTATGCGGTCAGCATCGCACAGACCACTTCGAGCACGACCATCACTGCATCCGGTGGCGTGCTGACGGTCACGGTTGTTGGCTCGGGTGCGTTGGCACTGAACGACACAATCAGCGGCGCAGGCGTGACGGCAGGTACCTATATCTCCGCCTTCATCACGGGTACCGGCGGCACGGGTACCTACGCTGTGAGCGTCGGCCAGACCGTTGCATCGGAGACGATCACGGTTGCCGCCGGTACACAAACGAAGTGGGTTGCCGCTTCGATCGGCGCACCGGGTGAGCTCGTCAAGATGGTCTCGTGGCTGAACGGCTAACGCAAAACTGACAACCGCATGCGGCCGCCTTTGGGGCGGCTTTTTTATTGCTCAAAGGAATTCAAAATGGCCAAGATGGCATATGACATGTCGCCGCAAGACCAACGCGCAGCGATCGAGTATCACAGGCAACAATGGTTCATCGACTTCGGCGATGCGCAGATGTTCTGCCGTCCCGAATGGAAGCAGAATATCAGCCTCGCGATGGATGCGCAGCCGCAACTCGTGACGGTGGCGAACTCGGGTATTCCGGCTTACCTGACATATTTTCTCGACCCGGATGTTTTGCACGTTCTGACCGCAAAGAATCAGGCAACCGAGATCTTCGGCGAGAAGCAGAAAGGCGATTGGACTTCGTCGGCGCTACTGTTTCCGGTTGTTGAGCGTTCGTACGAAATCTCAAGTTATGGAGATTACAACAACAACGGGCGCGCAGGTATCAACACGAATTTTCCTGAGAGACAACCGTATCTCTACCAGACCATCTGCGAGTACGGTGACCTCGAAATCGAGCGCGCCGGCCTTGCGAAAATCGGTTTCGTCGCCGAACAGAAAGAAGCAGCAATCGACGGTCTGAACAAGTTCCAGAACCTGACGTACTTCAAGGGCGTTGCCGGTCTGCAGAACTATGGCGCGCTGAATGACCCGTCGCTCTATCCGGCCGTCGCTCCGATTCCGAAGGCGAATGGCGGTCTCGCGTGGCTGAATGGCACGGCGCCGAATGCATCGGCGAACGAAGTGCTCGCAGACGCCCAGCAGCTCGTCACGCAATTGATCAACCAGTCGAGTGGCCAGATCGACGTGCGCAGCGAGTTTGTATTGGCAATGTCGCCGAAGAGCGAAATGGCGATGACGTTCACCAACTCGTTTAACGTGAACATGTCGGACCTGTTGCGCAAGAACTTCCCGAACCTTCGCGTTCAGACTGCGATCCAGTACGGCGCTCTCACCGCACAGAATCCACAAGGTTCTGCGCTTGGCGAGATCGTCCAAATCTGGGCGCCCCGTGCAACCGGGCAGGACTCCGGCTATACGAGCTTCAACATGAAATTGAAGTCAGGCCGAATCATCCCCGACATGTCGTCCTTTAAGCAAAAAATGAGTCAAGGCACGAACGGCTTCATCCTTCGCCAGCCGTTTGCCATGGCAACGATGATCGGTGTCTGACCGATTGCAGTAAAGCGCGCCCCTAGGGTCATTCCCAAAAAGCCGACCTGACCGTATCGGCCTGGTGGCGCGCCCTCTTTTGTTCGGTCACTTCTGATAGGCGGTCACATGGCAACGCAAGAATCGACAATCACCCTGAAGAAAAATAACGACGTTCCGAGCAATGCAACGGTCACGGTCGCCTCGAAGTTCCCGATGGACTTCACGCTGCGTCTATTTGACTTTGTCAAACGCTATGAGCCCGTAATGGGCGGCGGCCAGCGCGAATTCAAGATTGCGGAACCTCGTCACGGCAGTAAAGATTTCATCGTGCAGGGCAATAGCTGGCCGCAGAACAAGGGCCCGCATCAGCAGATCAACTGCGGTTACGCGATCACGCACGGCATCCCCAAGGCATTCTGGGATGAGTGGTTGGAACAGAACCGCGAATCCGCTTTCGTCGTGAACGGCATGCTGTTCGCCCACGCAGAAACAGCAAGCACGATGGCAGAGGCCAAAGAGAAGGAAAAGGAAAAGTCGGGGCTTGAACGGCTGGATCCGAAAAATCTTCCGAAGGGCATCGAAACGGCGGATGAAATGCGCCGCGCGTCATGAGCACGCCGGCCAGCAATATCGTTGTGTTCTCGTACGCCGATTGGAGTGCTGCATATCCTGAGTTGGCGGCTTATGTCACCCAGCCGCAGGCGCAGGGATACTTCAACCGCGCGCAGTTGATGTGCGATAACACCGCTACAAGCATCGTCATCGACGCAAGTCAGGGCGGCCAGCGCGAGACGTTGCTCAATATGCTGGTCGCCCACATAGCCGCGCTGAATGCCCCGCTCAATGGGCAGGCTTCATCGCCGCTGGTCGGGCGCATCAGCAATGCGACGCAGGGCAGCGTGTCCGTACAGACGCAGATGGATTTCCCGCCCGGCTCCGCGCAATGGTTTAACCAGACGAAGTACGGTGCCGAATATTGGCAGGCGACGGCGCAGTACCGATCGATGCAATATGCGCCGGGCGCCACTTCCCAATTCAATCCTTGGGGTAGTGGCTCATGGGGCCGCAGGGGCGGATCGCGGGGGTTCTGATGGGTATCAACTTCAAGGGCGGCGACAAACTCGAGCAGAAATTGCGAGAGATTGCTGAGAAGGTCGGCAAGGCCAATACAGTGAAAGTCGGATTTCTTGAAGATGCGACCTACTCTGACGGCACTCCTGTCGCCCTTATTGCTGCCACGAATGAGTATGGCGGCACCGTCAACGTTCCGGAGCATGACGTTACGCTCCATCGCAAGATAGACAAGAACGGAAATTTCGCCGCAGGCACCTTGGACGAGGAAGGCAATCGAATCGGCGCCAGCCAGTTTGTCAAGACGTCCCGATCAAACTATGACACGGTGCATCACGTCGAGGCCTACACGATCACGATTCCGGCGCGCCCCTACTTCCGCGGAATGATCCAGAAGAACAAAGGTGATTGGGGCCCGCAACTCGGCAAGATCATCAAGGGCGCGGATTATGACTCGGCGGTTGCGCTGGGCCGGCTCGGTCAGTTGGTGAAAGAGCAGTTGCAGGAATCGATCCGCGATTTCAGCGATCCGAAGAACGCTAAATCCACCATTGCAAAGAAAGGCTTTGATAAGCCATTGGTCGAAAAATCGGTGATGTTGAACAGCGCCGACTTCGAAGTCAACGAATAGGAGCATCCATCTCATGGGCATCACCGTTTTTAGTTCTTCGCTTGGCGACGTCCAGGTGCCGTTTTCTTCGAATGGCACGATGCAGTCGTCCGCCGCTCTCCAGGGTGGCCAAGCCGCTGGCTTTGTCCGTAGTTGCGGCAACGCGAGTGTACAGGTCAGCGCTGCCGGCCAAGGCAATGGCGCAGACACAACCGATGACGTCTTGTTCACGTATGCGCTTCCCGCCAACGCGTTGGACGCCGCGGGCCGTCAGATCACGATCACTGCCGCTGGCAAGTTCGCATCGACCGCCAACAACAAGCGCATCAAGATCTGGTGGGGCACCACGACGCAGACCGTGGGCGCTGCTGTCGCTGGCGGCACACTGATCGCCGACTCAGGCGTTGCAACGACCAACGGCGGCGGATGGTCGGCAAGCGTTCAGGTCCAGAAGTATGGTGCCAATGGATCGAACACGCAGATTGCGACATGCGCCGCCGTTGTGGCTGGTGCTACGCACCTCGGTACGTCCGCGCCAGCGACGCTGACCGCTGTCGAGAGCGGCGTGATCAACATCACGATCACCGGCTCGAGCCCGACCACGGGCGCTGCGAATGATGTGGTGGGTCAACTGTTCGATATTGCGTACAACAACTAAGCATGAACCTCTCTGGCATCGTCGGCAATTATGTCGCCGCGGTCAATCCGTGGGTAACGGCTTCGATCCAGGCGTCGACCGGCTATTCCACGAGTCCGGATGGTGATCGCGTGCCGTCCTACGCATCGCCGGCCTCGATTCAGGTTCAGATGCAGGCGATGACGTACCGCGACCTCGTTCAGATCGAGGGGCTGAACATCAACGGCGAAAAGCGTTCGATGTACATCAACGGCACGTGGGAAGGTGTTGCAAGGCCGGACGGACGCGGCGGTGACCTGATCACGCTGCTGGATGGGTCAGTCTGGCTGGTCGTGCAGGTACTTGAGAACTGGGGCTATCAGGACGGCTGGACCAAAGTCGCTGTAGTTCGTCAGAACGGGGGCTAGCCATGAACACATGCGATGGGTGCGCGCACTATGCGCCAGGCGACCCAGAGGGGCGATTCAAGTTCGCAGGTACATGCGGGCTTATTGAAGACAGAGCCTTTCCGCGCGACGAAGGATCGGAATGTTCCGAGGTCGGCGTCGATGTCTGGACGGACGTTCCGGTTTCTCAAGGTCTTTACGTTGGACCGAAGTTTGGTTGCATTCACTGGCTGTCTAACGAAGCATGAGCGCAACACTATCTCTAACCGAAGTACAGACGCTCACAGCGCTGCGCAACTTCCTGTTGGCAGTGTTGCCGGCTAACACGGAGGTAATTCGTGGTCTTGATAACCGGGTCCCGGAACCGCAGGGTGCGAACTTCGTTGAGATGACGCCGATCCTGCGCGATCGGCTCAGCACGAACGTCGACTCATACACGGATGCCGCTTTCATCGGTTCTATTGCTGGCACGACCCTAACCATCACCTCAGTCAGCACAGGCGCGCTCACTGTTGGAAGTGTGCTGCTTGGCAACAACCTCGCTGCAAACACCGTAGTGACCGCGTTCGGCACCGGGACGGGTGGAGTTGGAGCGTACACCGTTAGTCCGTCGCAGACAGTCGCCAGCCAGATCATCGCGGCGGGTGTGAAGTCGATGTTGCAGCCCGCGAAGGTGACTGTGCAGCTCGACGTGCACGGGCCGGCGAGCGCGGACAACGCCGCAATCATCACGACACTTTTTCGCGACGAATACGGCGTGACCGCTTTTGCTTCGTCCGGGTTTGACGTGACGCCACTTTATACGAGTGACCCTCGCCAGATGCCGTTTCTTAACGGCGAGCAGCAGGTGGAGGAAAGGTATGTGGTTGATGCGGTCATGCAGACCAATCCCATCGTCACCGTGCCTCAACAGTTCGCCGCAGCAGTCTCGCTCAGCGGCATCAACGACGTAGCGTAACTCCCGATTACTGACCCGGCCAAGCGCCGGGTTTTCGTTTCCAGGCCACCCATTGCGGTGGCTTTTTCATTTCCCCGGAGCAAACATGACAATACCCGCCAGCGCGATTGCGCAAGTAACTCCTGGCGTCGTCAGCGCTGGTGGGTCCGCGCTCATCCTGAATGGCGTCGTTCTGACTGCCAGCACGCGCGTGCCGGTCGGCTCAATCCTGCCGTTCTCGAGTCTGACTGCCGTGCAGAACTATTTCGGCGCCCTCTCGACCGAAGCGAGCGTTGCGGCGAACTATTTCAGCGGCTACACGAACTCGACCGTGAAGCCGGCTCTGATTTACTTCGTGCAATACGTATGGCAAAACCCGGTTGCAGCATATCTACGCGGCGGCTCGCTCGCTGCGACGACGCTGACGCAGTTGCAGGCACTCTCCGGCGTCCTGACGGTCACGGTCGACGGAGTATCAAAGACGTCCAGCACGATCAACCTGTCGGCGGCATCCAGCTTCTCGAATGCAGCAGCGCTGATTCAGGCCGGCTTCACGACCAACCCTCCGGTGGTGACGTTCGACAGCCAGAGCTCGGCATTCGTGCTCACGTCGCCCACGACTGGCGCGGGTGCCGCTTTCACTGGCGCGATCGCCACGACGACCCTCACTGTCTCGGCCATCACTTCCGGCACGTTGCAAGTCGGTTCGGTGATCTCGGGTGTTGGTGTTACTGCAGGTACGTATATCACTGCCTTGGGTACTGGCACGGGCGGGATCGGCACGTACACGATTTCGGCATCGCAGAACGTATCGAGCGAGGGGATGACGGCCAATGCGTCGTCGATGACGTTCGCGACCGGCACGCTCTCGGCGGGTCTGAATCTGACGCAGGCGACCAGCGCGGTCCTGTCGCAAGGCGCCGCACTCTCGACGCCCGCCACTGCGATGCCTGCGATTACCGCCATCACGCAGAACTGGGCGGCGTTCATGACCACGTTCGAGCCGGTGCTCGCTGACAAGCTGGCGTTCTCGGCATGGGTGAATTCGCAGAACAACCGGTACGCCTATGTCGCATGGGATACCGATGTGAACGCGATTGTGGCGAACAACACAACGGCCTTTGGTCCGCAGATTATCGCCAATGGTTCTAGCGGCACGGTTCCGATCGCTGGCGATCCTGCAGCAGCTACTGCGGCCGGCACCACGCTCGCCGTGCTGAATCTGGCTATCGCAGCTTTCTTCCTTGGCTCGGTTGCCTCGATCAACTTCGGTCAGCAGAACGGCCGGATCACGTTTGCGTTCAAGTCGCAGGCCGGCATCACGCCGAACTGCACGAACCAGACGACCGGCGCGATTTTGATTGCGAATGGATATAACTTCTACGGGAGTTACGCAACCGCCAACCAGCAATTCCAGTTCTTCAATCCGGGTTCGATCTCGGGGATCTTCCAGTGGGCTGATGAATACATCAACCAGATCTGGATGAACAGCCAGTTCCAGCTCGCATTGATGACGCTGGTCACGGGCGTGGGCAGCATTCCCTACAACGCCCAGGGCTATGCGCTGATCAGCGCCGCACTGCAAGACCCGATCAACCAGGCACTGAACTTTGGCGCGATCCGTTCAGGTGTGGCGCTTTCGGCTCTGGAAATCGCCAACGTCAACAATGCTGCCGGCCTGGCAATCGACAAGACTCTTTCATCCCGCGGCTGGTATCTGCAAGTGCTCGATCCGGGCGCACAAGCCCGCGGCGCGCGCACGACCCCGGCTTGCACTTTTTGGTACACCGACGGAGGCAGTATCCAGACCATTAATTTGGCCTCGATAGACGTGCAATAACGCGATATGATGTAAGTGTGCGGGATAGGAGGCATCCGACAAGCCAGTTCCCTAGCTGGTTTCCCGCACCATTCACTAGGGTTTGCTTAGGGGCAAACGATGAACAACGATACCGGGATCTATACGATCACCAGTCCGAGCGGTGGCCAGTATGTCGGTTCCGCAAAATCCTTTAAGACGCGCTGGGCAGTCCATCTTGGGGATTTGCGCCGCGGCACGCATCACAGTTCCGCGCTTCAGAATGCATGGAACAAGTATGGCGAAGGTGCAATGACCTTTGCGAAGATCGCACTCTGCCCGATTACCGATTTGCTGGCCGTCGAGCAGGCGAGAATTGATGCTTTGCGCCCGGAATACAACATAGAGAAGATTGCCGGAAGTTCCTTAGGAACCAGGCGATCGGACGCAACCCGTGCGAAATTATCCAAAGCGAAAAAAGGAAAGAAGCTCACCATAGAGCATCGCGCGGCGGTATCAAGGGCGCTATCCCAGAGGACGGGGGAGAGAAGGAGTGCTGAAGCCCGCGCAAATATTGCAGCCGCAAAAGTTGGCGAGAAGAATCCTCGTGCTCGCGCTGTCATATGTATAGAAACAGGCCAGAGATTTATAAGTGGTCAGGCCGCTATAGACTGGCTTAGAGCCAATGGCCGACCTAAAGCTTCGCACGGTCATATCTATTACTGCTGTCAAGGCAAGATCAAGTCTAGTTTTGCGTACGGTTACCATTGGCGCTACGCCGATTAGCCGAAATACTTTTTGAATATTAAAGCCACCTCCGGGTGGCTTTTTTTATTGCAGTGGGAGCTAACACATGGATATAACCTCCGCGAACTCAACCTCGGCTCTGATCATCACCGGCCTGTTCCCTGTCGCGCAGATCCTGCAGGGTTACAGCACCGACGATGCATTCGCAGCCGACGATGTTGCGCCGGCGCAAGTCATGATGGGCGTCGACGGCAAGCAGTCAGGCGGGTATGTGCCCTACCCGGTCAAGCTGGACTACACGTTCCAGGCTGACTCGCCGTCGCTCGCATTGTTCGATGCCCTTCTAGCGGCGCAGGCGGCCACACGCAGTATCTTCCTGATGACGAACTTCATCTCTTTGCCGTCCGTGCGCGCAGCGTACACGTTCAACAAGGGGATTCTGACGTCGGCCAGCCCGCTGCCCAAAGCGGCAAAAGTACTCCAGCCGCGGAAGTTCTCGATCACGTTCGAATCCATGAACTGGGCGCCGATCTGATATGGCCAGAAAAACTTCAATCGTAACGATCAGCACCCGTGGGCGTGATATCGGGAAGGTGTTTCACATCACCGAACTCTCGTCCGCGCAAAGCGAAGAATGGGCCACGCGCGCGCTCTTCGTGATGATGAACTGCGGCGTCGATATTCCGGACGATCTTCTGTCTGCCGGCCTAGCTGGCATCGCGGCGATCGGCATCAAGTCCCTGTCGCGGGTTCCCTATGAGATGGCCAAGCCGCTCTTTGACGAGATGTGGGAGTGCATCAGGATTCAGCCTGACCCGAACATCCCGAACGTGATTCGTGCGCTAGTGGAAAGCGACATCGAGGAAGTGTCGACCCGCCTGACGCTACGAAAAGCGGTGCTTGATCTGCATCTGGATTTTTTTCGAAGCGCCGCCCCCTCGCAACAAGAAGCGGCGGCGGCAGTAGCGAAGATCTGATCGAATACGCGAATATCCCGCGCTCGATCGGCGTGATCGTTTCCCGCAAACTGGCCACGCTGCATGAACTGCAAACCGTGTACGGTGCCCAGGATCTCTACGATCTGCTCGAAGTGATCATCGTGGATGACTACAACGCGCGCATCATGAGCGAACGCAAGGAATAGCCGCCATTCACTGGAATGGCTTGGGCTTGCCGTGCGGATACAGGCAGGCTTGATAGATTTGATTGGCCAGCGCAGGGCCGCCAGCATCCACAAATGCTGGGTCGGAATAGACCGAATTGACGATCTGCTTGCCTTGCTCCACCGAAATACCCCAGCCAGATGAAGCCGTGATCGTGTTCAGTGCGGTTTTCGGCGGCCAGTTACTATCTCGACCCTCGGCGACCATCTGATAGGCCATTCCGAGCTTCATGCAGTGGTCCTGCTGCTCCGGCGTGTATGGAGCCTGCTGCGAAAAGGCAGAAAAAGGCACCAGTAGCGTCACGAAAACAAACATATTTTTCATCAGATTTGCTCCTGTAAATGTCGCCATTCAGGGCGAAGAGTGGTGGTAAGTCTAAGGGATTAACATGGCTACGGTGATAGATGCGCTCGTTGTGAGCCTAGGCCTTGATGCGAAAGGCTTTCTCGCCGGCAAAAATCAGGCAACCGATGCCACCAAGAAGCTGTCGGCCGAAGAAACGAAAGCAGCCAAGGAGATGGAGGCACTGAATAAAAACGCAGCCGAGTCATTCAAGAAGGTCCGCAATGAAGTATTGGCATTGCTCGCGATCTTCACCGCCGGCATGGGGCTGAAGGATTTCACGGAAAGCACCATTGGATCGGCGGTGAATCTGGGCTATATGGCCAAGAATCTGCAGATGAGCACGCAGGACCTGTCCGCATGGCAGCGCGCGGCAGAACGTGCCGGTGGCAGCGCGGAAGGCATCACCAGTGCATTACAGGACTCTCAGCAGCAGATCGCCGGATTTCGCCTGGGCAAGGTCACCGACCAGATCCAGATGTTTCTCCGCTTCGGCGGGAAGACCGGGGATCTGAAAGACGGAAATACCTATCTGCTCGCGCGCGCCAAAATCGTTCAGGATCTGTTCAAAGTCGATCCGGCTCGGGCCAAATATGTCGCTCAGGCAATGGGCATCAGCGGTGATGAGTTCAACTTCATCAAACAGGGACCGCAAGCGATTCTTGCCTTGGTTGCCGCTCAGGAAAAGAACTCGGCCATCACCGAGAAGCAAGCTGAACAAGCCCTGAAACTCAAGAATGCGTGGCTTGATCTTCGGGACCGACTGGAATATGTCGGTACGACGGTGCTGCTCCAGCTCATGCCAACGTTCGAACTGTGGCTCCAGAAGCTTCAGAAACTGGCCGATTGGGTGGCGGATCACAAGGCGGACATTGCCCAGTGGGTTGATGGCGCTGTCGCGTCAGTGCAGAAGTTCATCACCACGATCGATAAGGCCGCAGATTCCATTGGCGGCTGGAAGAACGTGCTGATCGCACTGGCGGCCATCAAGATCCTGTCCATGACCACCAGCCTGCTTAGTCTGGCTGGCGCGCTGACGGGGGTAGGCGGTGCGCTTGGCGGACTGGCTGCTGCGGGCCCGGTTGCCGGCCTGGCGATACTGGCTGCTGCGGCTGGCGTGGCGATCAAAACGATCAAGGATTCAACGGAGCCCGGTCATTTTGTGGGCCGCACCGCCGGTTCAAAGCATGGTAATGAAATTCGCCCGCAGGACACGAACGCATCGCTCTGGAATGACATCAAGAAAGGTGCGAAAGAGTTTTTCTCGATGGATAAAAGGAAGTTCGTTTCCCGTACGAGTGGCGCCGAACAACAGCGTGAGCGCGCCGCCTTCGACTATTTCAGGAGCCAGGGATGGACGTCTGAGCAGGCGGCTGGGATTACGGGTAGCCTGGTACAGGAAAGTGGAGTCGATCCATCCAACCAGAACAAGCAATCTGGCGCATATGGTGCGGGTCAGTGGCTCGGTAGTCGCGTTGCGGACTTCAGGAAATGGTCCGGTCACGATCTGGAAGGCTCAAGTCTCGAAGAGCAACTTGCCTTCATGCAATACGAATTGACGAAGGGCAACGAGCAGGCGGCCGGCCGTAGGTTACGGGGCGCAAAGACTGCAGCAGAAGCGGCGGCAATTCATGCGCAGTATTACGAGCGTCCGGGCACTGCTGAAGCCAACATTGGCAAGCGCCAGGCCTATGCGAACAGCATCTATGCGTCCCTCGGCCAGGCGAATGCTTCGCAGATCGCATCCCAATCGGTTGACGCGCGTTCTGCAGGCCAGTCAGCCGCGAGCATTTCGCACATGACCTCGAGCGCAGAGACCAACATCAACGGGCCGATCACGATCCATACGCAGGCAACCGACGCGCAAGGCATCGCAAAAGAGTTCGGCAAGGCCGTCGCGAAATATAGCTTCACGGTGCCGCAGGCAAATACAGGGTTGACGTAATGGTAAACGGAATTCCGGCGCTGCTTGGGAAGGTTGCCAATGTCGCGACTGTGGGCCTGTTGGTCGTAGCGGACGCCACCAACATCCTCAACCTGTTTTCCGGCCCGAAGTGGGGCATCTTTAATCAGGATGGAAGTATCGCGGTCAAGCCGGATTCGATGGTTAGCCTGGATTTCAAGCGTGAGTGGAAGATCCCGAATTATCCGGTGGAACAGGGATCTTTCCAGTCCTACAACAAGGTTGCGTTACCGGGTAACACGAGAATCCGGCTGTCAAAAGGCGGAACGGATGCCGATCGGAGCAATTTCCTTACCCAGGTAGCGACGGTGGCCCAATCATTGACACTGTTTAACGTTGCGATGCCAGAAGGAACGCTGATACGGAACGTCAATTTCGTCGACTATTCCATCCACCGGACATCGACGGATGGCGTCGGCCTGATCTTGATCGATCTGGAGCTCGAGGAAATTCGAGTTACCGCAACTGCGACATTTGCCAACACAACAGCGCCGAGCGGGGCCGATCCGGTCAGCACTGGCAGCGTGCAACCACAGCCCCCGACCACGGCGCAATCCGCCGCAGCAGGTTCTTTCAGGTAAGCCATGCAGATCATTCCGATCCAGGACGTCTATTCACAGACCATACCTGCGGTCCAGCTCGCCGGGCAGAATTGCAAGATCAATCTCTACCAGAAGTCGACCGGATTTTACTGCGACCTGTACATCAACAATGCACCGATCATCACGGGCAGAATCTGCCAGAACCTGAACCGTATCGTGGGTAGGCTGTACATGGGTTTTGTGGGCGATCTGATGTTTTGCGATACGCAGGGCAGTCTCACCATCCCTAGTACCGGTCTTGATCCTTCGTCGCCCGGTCTCGGTTCCCGCTATCTACTCTGCTACCTGTCGACTACGGATCTCGGTCCTGGAGTGGGTTGATGACCTTTGCCCAGAAAGCGATAGCGCTCACGATCAGCCTTGGTACGGGGCAGTTCGGAGAGACGGGCGCCGATACGGTGACGTTGACCGGACTGCGAGTCAGGGCCGAAATCCAGCAGTTCGGCGGCGATGCAATGCCGCAGGTTCAGCTGCTGGTCTATGGCCTGCCGGCTGCAATGATTAACCAGTTGACGGCGATCGGATCGATCAACAATGCGGTGTTATACAAAAATTCAGTTCTGATCGCAGCCGGTGATTCAGGGTCGGCGCTGACCACGATTTATAACGGCACCATCTGGCAGGCCTGGGGCGATTACAACCAGCTACCGGATACCGCACTGAACATCTCCGCGGTTGGCGGCCTGGCCGCATCCCTGAAGCCGGTCGGGGCCTCAAGTTATCCAGGCACAGCCGATGTCGCCGCGATCATGCAGGACCTGGCGAAGACGATGGGCATCAACTTCGTGAACAATGGCGTATCGGTCAAGCTGTCCAATCCGTATTTCCCCGGCACTGCCCTGTCGCAGGTTCGCGAGTGCGCGCGCGCGGCCGACATCTATTTCACGATCGACAACGGCACACTGCAGATCTGGCCAAAAGGTGGTGCGCGCAACAGCACCATCCCGCTGATTTCTCCGTCGACTGGCATGGTTGGCTATCCGACCTTCTCAAGCAATGGCCTGATGGTGACGACGATGTTTAACCCGTCTGTCGTCATTGGGGGCGTGATACAGGTGCAAAGCTCGATCACTCCGGCTTCCGGAAAGTGGATAGCAACCCAGATCTCGCACTCGCTCGAAAGCGAGACGCCTGGCGGGCAATGGTTCACGCACATTCTTGGAGTGCCGTTCAATGGCTGAAGCCGGATATTTGGGCACCGCCGACGCGACATCCAATGGGTCGGACTACAACGCCACGACATTCCTCGTCTGGTCGATTCTGGCGCGCGTGCGGACCATGCAAATGGTCAAGGTGGTGAAGGTCACAAACGCGGGCGGAATTGCACCGGTTGGCTTCGTGGACCTCCTGCCGCTGGTGAATCAGCTTGACGGTTACAACCACGCCGTGCCGCACGGGACGATTCATCAATGCCCGTACTTTCGCCTTCAAGGTGGAGCGAACGCGATCATCATCGATCCGCAAGTGGGAGATATCGGTTGGGCTGGGTTCGCTGATCGGGATATCTCGAGCGTGGTAGCTAACAAAGGACAGGCTAACCCGGGCAGCAAACGCATGTTTTCCATGGCGGACGCAGTTTATTTCGGCGGAATGCTGAATGGCACGCCGACGCAATACATCGCCTTTGCGAGCGGTGGGATTACGGTCGTGTCGCCCACGAAGATCACGCTTCAGGCCCCGGTCATTGAGGCCGACGCCTCGACGTCTTTCTCGGTCAACTCGCCTTCCATTGTTCTCAACGGTCCCGTCGCCCAGGGCGGCGGATCGTACGCAGGTAATGCTACCTATGCGGGAACGCTGACGGTCACGGTAGACACTGTAATCGCTGGCAAGTCGTTCATCGCGCACACGCACCATGAGAACGGCGCGGGCAGCAACACCAATCCGCCGAACTGAATATGAATACGTTATTTCTCGACCCGGTTTTGTGGGACCTGACGATCGACAGTTCCGGCAACATTGCCATGGCGTCTGAGCCATACAGTCTGGCTCAGGACGCGGCATCCGCATGTCGCACGTTTCTTGGTGAGGTGTACTACAACACCGTCATCGGAGTCCCCTATTGGCAAGACATACTGGGTCAATTCCCTGCCCTATCTCTTGTAAAAGCCGACCTGGTCAATGCTGCACTGACAGTTCCCGATGTTGATTCCGCTCAGGTATTCATAACCGGTGTCGTCAATCGCCAGTTGCAAGGACAGGTGCAGGTAACGGATAGCTCTGGAAACACGACGGCAGCCAGCTTCTAGCCTGCGCACACCGAAATAACCAAGCCCGCTTCGACGGGCTTTTTTGCGTCCACTCTATGGCAATTTCCACCAACGTTCCGAGCGTTACGTTTGGCGCGACAGGCCTTGTATTGCCCGCCGAATCCGCCATCCTGACGGGTGTCACTGCGGATATCAATGCCGCGTTTGGCGGAGGCCTGAATCCCGGACTGAACACGCCTCAGGGCCAGCTTGCATCAAGCCTCGCCGCGATCATCGGCGATTGCAATGATCTGTTTGCTCAATACGTCAATGCCGTCGACCCGCGGTACTCGACCGGCATCATGCAGGATGCGCTCGCGCAGCTTTATTTTCTGGCGCGCAATCCGGCACTGCCTACGACGCTGCAAGTGACATGCATTGGCCTGGTTGGCGTCGTGATTCCGATCGGTGCGCTGATCAATGATACGAACGGAAACATCTACGCTTGCACGCAGGCCGGGACGATTCCTGCTGGTGGGTCGATCACGCTGGCATTCGCGAATCAGGTCACTGGGCCGATCGCTGTGCCGTCCAGTGTTTCGATCTACAAGTCGATTCCTGGCTGGGACACGGCGACATTCGTCTCCGGTGTTGTAGGTCAGAACGTCGAGACCCCTTCGGCATTCGAATTTCGGCGCCAGCAATCAGTTGCGATCAACGCGACTGGTTCGCTGCCGAGCATCTATGCGAACGTGTTCGCGGTGCCTGGCGTGCTGGATGTGTATGTGGCCGAAAATACGTCGGGCGTAACGAGTGGCGCGGTCTTTACTGGGTCCATTGCGACCACAACGCTGACGGTCACCGCAATGACATCGGGCACGATTGCGGTCGGCCAGATGGTCACCGGAGCGGGCGTCGCAGTCGGAACGGTCATCACGGCGCTTGGCACGGGCACGGGCGGGGCCGGGACATACACCGTAGGCATCAGCCAGACGGTGAGCTCGACCACGCTCACCGCAGCAATAGGCGGACTTCCGCTCGCGCAGAATTCGATCTATGTCGCAGCGGTGGGCGGAAGTGCGTCGGCAATCGCAACGGCCATCTGGCAGCGTAAGAGTGTCGGTGCGAACTACAACGGGAATACGCCGCAGACGGTCACCGATACGAGCGGCTACAACATCCCGTATCCGTCGTATCAGGTCACTTTCGAGGTGCCGCCCGCGCTGCCGATTCTCTTTTCGGTCACGCTTGCCAACAACAGCAGCCTACCGTCGAACATCGTTTCACTGGTGCAAGCAGCCATCCTGAACGCCTTTATCGGCGGTGATGGCGGCTCGCGTGCCCGGATCGGGTCGACGATCTTCGCAAGTCGTTATTACGCGCCGATCGCGACGATCTCACCCTTCGTTGAAATCCTCTCGGTGTTTATCGGCACGACTGCGGCCACGCTGAATGCGCTGACGGTGCCGATCAACAACGTCCCCACGGCCGCGGCCGGCAATATCTCTGTGGCGCTGGTGTAATGGTCAATCTCGAGCAAACCATTATCTCGCAGTACGCGAATAGTTCGATCATCACGCAGTTGGTGACGAACATGAACCAGTACATAGACCCGCGCGCGAACCTGGCCCAGTTCTACAGCTTCGTCTTCAACGTACAGACCGCACAAAGCTGGGGGCTGGATATTCTGGGGCGCATTGTCGGCGTGTCGAGAAACATCCAGATTCCCGGTGCAATCACGGATCTGGGCTTCAAGGAAGGGTTGAACTATCAACCCTTCGGCCAGGCGCCGTTCTATGCCGGGACGCCCGCGACGAACACTTACATCCTGTCCGATCCGGCGTATCGCACGCTGATTCTCGTCAAGGCGCTCGGCAACATCTCGAGCAGCACGGCGCATAGCCTGAATCAATTGCTGCAAAACCTGTTCGCTGGCCGCGGCCGTTGCTATGTAAGCGACACGGGTGGCATGCAGATGCGCTTCACGTTTGAGTTCGCCCTCTATCCCTATGAGATTTCGATCCTGACGCAGTCGGGCGCGGTGCCACGTCCTGCGGCCGTGAACGCAAAGATTCTGCAAGTGGATATCCCGACGACCTTCGGTTTCAACGAGGCCGGGATCTACCAAAACTTTGGCCACGGCGTATTTTTCAACGCGTCGACTGGCCTGCTGAACGCAGCCTGACTCTCGTCCATTCCGCATCAAGCCCGCTCCGGCGGGCTTTTTTGTTGCCAGGATACACATGCAAGCCTCAAACATCCCGTCGAAGGTTCCGCTTCCGTTCGCCAATTCGGGCACGAAGAACACGATCCCGACCGCATCGCAGATCGGCATTACGCCTGGGGCCGCTTCACTGACCGATGGATTTCCTCCGCTCACCTTCACGCCGCTCGCGTCTGGCGGTGTGCCTCCTGCTGGCGCGGACTTCAACGGGGTTCTTAACCTGATCACGGCCATCCAGCAATGGCAATCGGCTGGCGGCAATTTCAAGTGGGACTCGGCGTTCTCAACGTCGGTGGGTGGCTATCCGAAGGGCGCCGTGCTGGTCAATTCGACCAACGATGGGATGTGGCTATGCCTGGCCGACAACAACGCGACCAACCCGGACGCGACGGACGGCAGCGCGGCGAACTGGGCACCGATCGACGCTTATGGCGCAACGAACATCGCCCTGACCAATGCCAACGTCACGTTGACTCCGGCCCAGTTCTCGAAGCCGATCATCGTCCTGGCCGGCACGCTGACCGGCAACGTCCAGTTGACGATGCCGAAGATCGTCGGGACGTGGTACGTCGTCAACAGCACGACTGGCGCATTCACCGCCTCGCTGCTGACCGCATCCGGCACACCCATCGCCATTGCGCAGGGCGGCGCAGCGTTCGTTCGCGGCGACGGCACCAACGTACTGAACGACGCCCTCCAGATCGCCCCCGCCACGCAGAGCCAGCATGCGGTGCAGCTCAGTCAATTGGGGAACTTCCAGGCTGTCGTGTCGGTTTCGGGCAACCTGACGCTAAACAGCACCTCGTTTGGCAAGTTCTACCAGACTGTAAGTGGCGCGGGCGGCTACACGATTACGCTATCTGCTGTCGGTAACGGCGGTCAAACTATCTGCTTTTTTAACAGTTCGACAGGCAATCTCACGCTGACGGCAGCCAACTTTAATACCGCATATGGGTCTGGCGTCACGTCAATCGTGCTGCCTCCTGCTTCAACAGTTCAGTTGACATACGATGGCACTTCGTACAATGGCATTGGCGGTTCTGCAGCAATTGGTACCGCCATTCGTCCGCAGTCCGCAACCGGCGTAGGTCAATGGTCGGCACTAACGGTTACCGGGTCAGGGGCAAGTACATTTTTGACGTTGCCCGCAGGCGGGACGTGGGCATATAACGCTTTCGTTCAAGGCAGTGGTGGAGCAACCGCTATTGCATCGGGCGGTACCAACGTATACGGCCCATATAATTCGACGTCTTTTCCTATCGCAAACGGCTTTGCCTACAGGATTGCATAATGACCAGTTCCTTCTTGCAGATGGGTTTTGGACCCTCAGTCACCGCAAAATCCGCAACGCCTGCGACGGACGGATATGACGGAACATTCGGTGGATTTCCATACAACATCCATCCGGTCGCGACGCCGGATGTGTATGCTGCCCTGCTAGCAGCAATCGCTGATAACGATGTCACGGTTACGCCGTACTCGCCTCGAGTTGTCTCGTCGGCGCAGTTGTGGGCCAACTATCAGACGCAAGCTCAGAGCGTCCTGACGGAATCCGACAAGACGATTCTGCGGTGCTACGAGAATGGCGTCACGGTGCCTGCGGCATGGGCGACCTACCGCAAGGCGTTGCGCGCGATCATCAGCGCGACGTCCGGGGATCCAGCGCAGCCGTTACCAGCCAGGCCAGCTTATCCAGCAGGAACATGACCGGTCGATTGGCTCACTCTACTCAAGCCTTCGTATATCCGCATCCTGCAATTCGCAACACTACCTCACCAGATAGACTGCTCGAATTGCACGGCCGCATCATGGCCCCTCTGCCAGCTTCGATACGCATCAGTGCCGGGAGCGTATCGATTGAGATCGCCCGCATTCGATTTCCATCCTTCCTGATAGGCCGGGGTTTGCTCAATCTCAGCCAGGTCTCCCCGATCGGTCAAGGCTCGAACAATACGCTTGATCACGGTTTTCATTTAACGCACCTCGCACTTGCGTTATTTACAAAATAGTAATGCGCGGAAGATTCGCGACAGTATAGCGTTTACCGCCCCAGCATCTTCCGCACGACTGGCAGCAGCGCCGCAAAGTAATTCTTCTCCTTGAATGCATACCCCGCATCGTTCGGGTGCACACAATCGCTGCTCATAAACGCGATGTTCCACGGTTGGGGGTTGGGCGGCGTCGTGTAGTTCTCGAAGTTCGCCAGATTCGGTAACGCCGTGTAGCCAGAAGCCCCGAATAGTTGGTCAGCCGCCGCGACAAGCGCGTTTGTGCCGGTTTGTGGGTCGGCGAGGTTCATGTCTGAACGGCAGATCGGGTTAGGCTCGGCATAAACCGGAACCGCGCCGGCTGCTGTAACTGTGCTGATCCACTGCTGCATCCAGGTGATGTAGGTCGAAACATTCTCGCCAAGTACATACTGGTCATTGATTTCACTGTTGGTGATGACGATATCGGCAGGCGTTGTGAGTTGCGCAAGGCGTGTCGCAAGCGGCGCAGTGTCTGGCGCCAAGCCTTGCAGGCTGTGCATCAATGTGCCACCGGGAATAGATCCGTCGATCACAGTGACCACGCCTGCGCCAAGCGCTGCGTCAAAATCAGCCTGCATCATCTGTGCAGGCGAAGGGTCTACGCGGCCAGCAATACCGTTGCCAATACCGGGATACTGCACTTTGTTAGGCGAATCAATATCGGCTCCGTAGCCCGTGCTGTCTTCGTCAAGATAGATCGTGGCGTGGGTCTTGTGTGCAGGGGCTGGCCCTGCGGCCGTAGTCGATGTGGGCGTCGGCGTGCCGCTTCCGCCGCCACCGCCGCAGCCTGCGAGATTGATAGCGAGTACCGCAGCGAGTGCATATTTTTTGAGCATGATTATTCCTTCGGGCGCGTCAATCCTATGACGGCGCGCGCCATGTCGATTCGTTGGAAAGAGGGGGAAAGCTGCCGTTATTCGGGCTGCTGGATTAACTGCCGAGTGAGTGGCGCGAGAATCGCGGCCTCGCGTTGCGCCTTGATTTGGAAAATGGCGTTGTCTGGAAATATCCCAGCCGTATAGTGCGAGCACAGGTTCGGGATCGTTTGCAGGTAGTCGTACTGCTTCACGAGCGGGACGCTGTACTGCGCCGCGATGTTATCCATCGCCGAGACGTAGTTCGCCAAGTATGGTCGGCTATTGTCGCAAACGGGACCCGGCTCTTCCAAAACGGCGATTTTTCCTGCAACTCTCACCGCCTGAACCCATGCCACAAGCGCGTCCGAATATGGTCCGAGAGATTGCGACAGGTCATCATTGACCGCATGTGCATCCAGAACGATTTGCGCCTTCGATGACTGAATGCGTTGTGCGAACGGAGCGCCACCACCGTCAACGCCGGCCATCATGTTCAGAAGCGTCGATGCCGATCCGCCTTCAGCGCGATTGTCGAGCGTTATCGCATCCCCGAATTGCGCTTGCAAGATGGCCTGCGTGTCGGCCGGCTCGCTTTGCGGGTTGAATGTGTAGAACGGTGGCGAAGAGCCGAACATCGCATCGTCGCCGTGGACCTCGATCAGGACTGTCTTTGGCGGCGGTGCGACTGGCGTTGACGCCGGAAGCGGTGCAACGGGAGTTGATGCCGGAATTGGCGCAGAAGCCGCCTCCGGGCCTGACGCAGCAACCGGAGCCGATACCGGCGCAGATGCCGCTATAGGCGAAGACGCCACGATCTGAACGGGCGCGACTGGCTGGGCTTTGCTAGTCGGCGATGTGTCGGGCGTATTGCCGCCGCATGCCGCGATGCAAACCGACAGAGCCGCGATTACTCCTGCTCGCCAACGTCCGCCGACAGATCGATCGTAGCCCCTGCCCGGCGCATGCGCGCGAGGATTCGTTCGATAGCCTCGGCGCTCAGTTCTTTTTGAGCCAGCCCGAAGAATAACGTCTGCGCGCTGATCTCCCGCCGTTTCTCGCCCTGTTCCGTGTAGCCCCTCCAGTGTCGGCCGCTCGAAAGGCCGAACAACTTCGCCATCCGGGCACTCGATAGACCGAGTTCGTCCTTGAGGCGCTGAAGCTCTTTCGCAGAAGGTGCCTTGTACTTCATGTCGAAATAATCCATCGCCAGTAAAGGCGCGAAACAAGCGGTTCATGGTTTTCCTCTCGGAGATTGTGGCCGCGCGAGTGCGCTTCCAGTACTGAGCATCCTAGGCGCAAAGTGCCTAGGCGTCAAGCAAAACATATCGCCGTCATCGAGCGGCTTTTTCTTTTCGGGGCATCAATGGATAACACGGTTCTCTACATCGGCGGCGCAGTAGCAACGGCAGTCGGCACGGTCGCATGGTGGACATTTCGCTCGATACACGGACGCGTAGAGGCAAATGAAAAAGACCTCGCCGCCTTCAAGTTGCACTGCGCGGAAACGTATGTGACGTCAAGCGCCTTGGAGAAGGCCATTGATCGTTTCAGCGAGTCGATTAATGCCGTGTTCGACAAGTTGAATAGAATCGACGAAAAGTTAGATCGCAAGGTAGATAAGCCATGACCCATGCCATCAAATGGCTCGACGACGTTGAGGATCACGACTACGACGCCGCCCATTCGTACCTCTCGCTCCACTTCGACCAGCGGCGAGTCGAAATGCTGGTTGATCTTCTGCGCGAGTCGGAAATCACTCAGTTCGCTGCCAAGGATATCTTCCGCGCTAGTGGACTGACGTTATTGACCGCCGACAACCGGCATGTCGAGCACAACAGGAAAAAGGTCGAGAGCGGAAAGCGGTTGTCTCCGATCCTGCTGGTGCGCGGACAACCCTTGATCGTTTGCGACGGCTTCCATCGTTTGTCGTTCGCCTACGGCGTCAGCGAAGACGCCGAGATCCCCTGCAAGATCGCGTAGAGGTTGCCATGAATCTCGACTCAAGCATCGTTGCCGCAGCATGCGGAGCCACGGTTCTTCGTTCCTCGCAATGGGTTTCGCCGCTCCAGGCAGCATGCGACAAGTACGAAATCAACACGCCGTTGCGTGCCGCAGCGTTCCTGGCTGAGGTTGGCGTTGAGTCGGGCCGACTGGTCTACACGAAGGAAATATGGGGACCAACAGAGGCGCAACAGGGTTACGAGGGACGTGCTGACCTCGGCAATACCCAGCCAGGTGACGGCAAGCTGTTCATGGGCCGCGGACTCATCCAGATTACCGGACGCCGGAACTACCTGCTCTGCGGCATCGGGCTCGAGCTTGACCTCATCGCTCACCCGGAATTGCTCGAGCAACCCGCCGACGCCGCCCTGTCAGCAGCTTGGTACTGGTCGAATCGCAATCTGAATGCACTGGCGGATACCGGCAATTTCCTCGCCGTGAGCCGCGCAATCAACCTCGGCAGCCCGAATTCGAAAGCCATGCCAAACGGCTATTCGCAACGGCTTGCGCTGTACGGCGCGGCCAAGAAGGTGCTCCACGTCGCCTGAATCCCGGATCCCTTCATCTCTGATGCCCGCCTCGAGCGGGCTTTTTTATTGGCTACGCTCGCGAAGGAAATAGCAATGAAACGATGGACTAAAGCGGTGGCAGCCGCGTTTCTGATGACCGCGAGTGCGGCCTATGCGGTGAATGCCAACTACACCACCGATTGGATTGGCAACACCTACGGGACCAGCGCCACTCACGTGCAGAACGCTTCCCGGTCATTGTGGGTCGACCCAGGGAAAACCGGCGTGTTCTACACCGCTTCGATGTGGGATGAAAACGGTAGCGGCATCGAGCAGTACACCAGTGGGCACGTGACGCAAGGCATCGGCGCGCACGGTGAAGCCCAGGGCGACACACTGACCGCCAATGGCACGGATATCTGGTCTCCTCGTCAGTTCGGCCGGCCCTGTCCTACCTGCTCGTTCACCAGTGGTCTGGTCTTTGACTACGACCGCACAAGCGGCAACGCGAAGAGCTATTTGCAGGTGTCGTGCGACACGACCGAACGCAAGTCGGATGTAATCAAGGGCATCGCGACATGGGGTAACGTCTGGGCGGCGAGCGACAACAACTCCGTATGCCAGCGAGTGCGCCTGTACAGCACCGCGAACGCCTGGATTCGCGACATTCCCGCAACTGATCCGGGCGCGATTGCGTTTGACCGCAACGGCAACTTACTAGTCGCGCAGGAAGCCGAAGGCGCGGTACTGCAGATCAGTCAGGCCGGCACGACGATCCTGCACACGCTCACGCTGCCTGCTGGCGAAGTTCCTCACTCCCTCTACTTCGACCCAACCACGCAATACCTCTGGATTGGGGATGCAGGTCCGGACGAGAACGTCAAGATTTATGACACTCGCACCTTCACGCTGGTTAGTACGTTCGGGACACCGGGCGGCTATCTCGACACGACGACAGGCACGAAGGGCCAGACGGGCAGTCTGCGCTTTGCGCGTATCGATGGCATCGGCAAGGACGCATCCGGCAACATCTATATCCTCTCGCAACCGTGGGGCGCGGCCTGGGATAACGGCCGCACCGGGACGAACCTGTACGCCTACTCGCCTACCGGCACGCTGCTCTATAACCTACAGGGCCTGAACTTCGAAGGTATCGGCTCACCGGACCCGGCAACCGACGCGCAGAAGTTCTACAGTGGTTACCACATTTTCTCATGTGCCGCTTACCCCTGTTCCGGTGGGAACTACGTTGCCAGCACGGTCGATCCTTTCGACTACCCCGGTGACCTGAGGCTCGTCACCGATCCCGCGGTGTATGCGGGGCGTGGCCTGGACTTTGGCATGGTCTACGACAACGGCGTAAATCAGATCCTTCTGGCGACTGATCAGGACCCCGACAACTTCGCCCTCTATCACTTCAATGCAGCGAACGGGGACATTGCGATCCCGCAAGGCTGGATTACGAATGTGCTGGGCATGGCCTCGACGCACATCCGTAAGGGTTTTGCGCTTGATGACCAGGGCGGCGTATGGGCAAGCGAGGACAAGGGCGCATGTTCTGCGGCTATCTGCTACTGGCCTTTGACCGGCTTCGCGTCTGATGGAACACCCCAGTGGGGGACGATGCAGTCCTGGCCGATTCCGGCGACGATCGGCACGCTCGGCCGCGTGATCTATCTGCCGGCAACGGACACGCTGATCCTCGCGAACATCATCGGCACGGACTGGACGTCGATCGGGACTCGAGTTGAGGTCTATCACGGCTGGGTTGCAGGCAACCAGACCAACCCGGTTGTCATCAACCTGACGAGCACCAACCCGAAGTCGATCGCAGCCGCAGGCAACTATCTGTTCGTCGGCTACGTCCACACCGTGCCGAATGTCGATGCGTTCAACCTGACGACCGGCACCCTGGACAACACGTTCATCAACAGCAATCCGAACAATGTCTATGTCGGCAACGACGTCGATTCGATGTACGGGATACGCGCAGTGTTGCGGTCGAACGGCGAGTACGTCGTCACCAAGGATGATTACAACGGGACGAGCATCGTCGTCTACCGCTGGACGCCGTAACTGCACCCCAGCCCTCCTGCCTACCTAACCCGGCCACAGCCGGATTTTTGCATTCTGAGCCATGACAAACGTTACCGAAGTTCATGAAGAGAAGTTGACGATTTCCGTTGATGTGGAAATACCGGGCCATGAAGCACGCACGGAAACGTCGCTGTTCCGCCACACCAAAGCGCAATTGCTCGCGCGTGAGGAGCATCGGTGCTGGACCTGCGGACGCAATCCCGAAGAGACCGGCAAGCCTGCGCAAGTTCATCACCGGCCCGTAGAGCGCTCGCTGGCAACGGGAATCGATTTCAAGCTGGTCCAGCGAGATTGCGAAGCTGGCATGTATGGCCCGGACGCACAGGCGTTTGACTGGGCTGCGTTCTGGTCGCACGGCGACGTCTATGCCTTCGTCGACAACGCATTGGTGAATGGTCGCGTTCTGTGCCCGGATCATCACATCGCAAAGGGGACGGGGATTCACATGCTTCCTGAGCCCCTGCACCTGGCCCAACGGTATATGAAGGCCGGCTATCAATTCACCCCGACAGAAGTCATCTGTCACGCAGAAACGGAGCAACCATGAACAGTACATCCCCCGTCACTACCGGCGCGGTCGGCGCAGTAACCGGCGCAGTCGTCACGCTGATCGCGGCACTCGTCAAGCATTACAACATCGATCTATCCGCTGACGCACAGGTTTCGCTCGCTGTCGGCGTTGTCGCTTCGGCTCACTGGGTCGGGCAGCAGATCGCTGCGCGCACCGCCAAACCCGCCACGCCCACCCCATGATCCGCCTCGCGCTGGCCCTGCTCGTCTGTTCGCTGGCTGGGTGCGCTGGACAGGCGGCCTACAGCGTGAAGCCCTTCTATAGCCCCGACCTGAAGAAGATGGTCTGTTGCGAAGCGGTTGTTTCGTCCTCGCGCGACATTGCTACCGTCACGGTCGACGCCGTGAAAACCGGCGATGACTATCAGATCCACTTCAGCGAATCGGGTGTGAGTTCGTCTGCGCCTATCTCGGCCAATACCGCTGCCGTTTCCGCAGTGGCCGGTGCCGTCACCTCTGCCGCCAACGCCGCAGTCAAGTTCTCTATCAAGCCCTGAAGGATTTCCATGAAAGCGCTTTTCATCGCGGCTACGGCCGCTATTTGCGTTGCTTTTGCTGGCTGCGCCTCGACTGTGCCGGCCACGAATCAGACGCCCACCCAAATCCTCGCTGTCGTCCATACCGACGTCTCCAAGGCTTGCATTGTCGCCCAAGGCTCCATGGCCTCCGTCGTCGCCATGCAATCGCAACTGCCCGCAGACCAGCAAGACGTGATTGGCCAGGTCGACAAAGGCCTGAACGACTTCTGCGCCCTTCACGATTCGGTCTCCATTGCAAGCGTGACCGACTTCACGAAGACGGCCATCCCGGCAGCGATCAAGTTGGTTTCGGCCTCGTCGCTCGACCAGACGAAGAAGATCGACATCCAGATTGCGCTCATCGCGTTCCAGGCTGCGCTCAACTCGGCACTGCTCCAGTTTGCGCCGGCTGCGGTTGCTGTCCCGGCGAGTGCATAAATGGATTGGTCCGCTGCCACCCTCGCCTGCAAACGTTCGAACGCTGCGTACCTCATTCCGGAGGCTGATTCGCGCTCGGCTTTTGAGGCGCTTGGCGATACGTGGATAGGCCAGTACGCCAACGCCTCGCATCAGGCCGTCCTATCCGCTGATTCCGCTGGCGAGACCCATCTGAGTATCAGCGGCACCCGGGCGGGCTCGCTGAAGTTGATGGACGTGTTTGCTGACGTGTCGCTCGAGCCAGTCAAGATTGCTGGCGGCACGATCACGCAGGGCGTTGTCGAAGGCATGCAGCAGATGTGGGATTGGGTGCTGGCAACGGTTCCGGCTGGCGACGTGGTCAATGTGAACGGCCATTCGTTGGGCGGAATTCGCGCCCAGGCATCACCAGCATTCATCGACGCTGCTCGCCTTGGCACAATCCATTCGTTTGCCGCACCCAAGTTCATCGCTGCGGACTTCTTTGCCGCGCATGCTGACGTGGTGGCGCGGATGGTTTGCGTGCTGAACGGCGAGGACGGATGGTGCTCGTGGCCATGGTTTGATGACCGCTGGCAGACTCGACCGCCGATCGATCATGTCTGGCTGAAAGCCAATCCCGGCGCATTTACCATGATTCCCGGCCCGCAATGGCCCAATGGCTGGGTCTTTGCCGATCACGATGTTGACCGGTATCAGGCGCGGCTTCAGGCTATCGCGGGCTCTGGCGTGCCTGCGTAACAATCCCCTCGGCGATCCTGTCCAGTAGCCATTGCTCGCCCCGGTCTGCTGCTGCCCTGGATGCTTCTACGGTAGCGGGACCGGGCGCAAGCAGCAGCCTCTGTAATTCCGCCTCCATGTGGGCGATGAATTCGGTTTCGGTCACACTCCCTCCTTCCCGGCCAGTCTCGCCGCGTCAATCCCCTCCAGCACTTCCCGCACATCGTCAAACCTGACGTACTCGCCACTGCCGCGCGGATTGTCCTCGCCAACAGCCAGCATAACCGTCTCGCCGTACCTGTATACATCGTCATAGCGCGTCAACTTCGCTAACGCCGCTTCGATATCGAACTTCCGCTCCAACTCCTCAGCCGCCCCGCGCAGAATCCCAGCCAGAATAAACGCATGATCGCCGGTCACCGAATCGGCAATCTGACGCAATCTCTGCGCGTTCGTGGGCGGCAGTTCAATGACGCCGATCTTCGCGTGTTCTGCGGCGAGCGGTGAAGCGCTCAATCCGGCCAGCTTCATTTCGAATTCCATCTCGGCTCCTTATTGATTCGCCCGCACAGCATCCCGCGCATGGTTGGGCTTGGTGTCGTCTGGTGGCTGCGTAGTCGTTTCGCCCACCGGCCCGCGCCATTCGTGGCCTACCGGTCGGTGTGGCACTAAGCCTACCTGACCGCGCCATACCGGCCCAGTCTCGAATTCGATACTGCGGACCAGCCATAGGCGCCCACCGACCTCGCATGGTGTCTCGTTGTCGTAGTGCTCTTTGAATTTAAGCCAGTCACCAGGGGCAATCGCCATCAATCTCGGCTCGCTCGCCCCGACAACGTCTACCCTGAAAATCACTGGCACGCTTTCATAGACCAGTTTCCTCGCCGCCTCGACGTATTCATCGTCGACCGTCAGCCGAAAATGGTGCAGTCCGAGTTGTTCCTCGGTCGCCATCGAACACCCCAAATCAACGATCTTTTTCAGCAATCCTGCTGTTGCAGTCATCCCGCCTCCCCGCGCCCTTGAGCGCACATCAATCAAACCACTTCCCCATAGATCGCGGCATATTTGCACGCCAAAGCAAGCGAGGAATAGTGCCCAAGCACGTATCCGCACCGTGTGAGCCGCCACCACTTGCAGTCGCCGAGTGGCTTGAAAGCGATTCGCATTTTTCCGTCGTCCATCCCCACCCCCTCCCGCGCCTTAGCGCATCAATCGCCCGCGTTCTGGGGTGCGTCTATAGCCGAATCCGGCAACTCATCCTTAAACGCACCCACACCGAACTTATTGGCAACGAGACAGCGCATGGCCGCTATCAACGCGGTTTCGCCTTCCATGCGAACGCCGTACTCGTGATCGTCCTCATATTCCCCGGATTTCCAATATGAAAAGGCCTCCCACTTTCCGTCATCGCAGATCACGGTGATTTGTTCGCGCTCGATGATCGGGCCTCCCCATTGCCAAGCCACGGAGTACGGGATGGATTGAGTCTCCCAATCGGCCCGCGTCCATCGCGTCTCGGGATGCTCCGCTTTGAATACCAGATAGTCCAGGTCCAGCCCTTCCAAATCAGCGACCTTCATCGTTACTCCCGCTCAATTTGTCGCACATCGTATCATTCTGTACCGCGCCTTACCTGGGTAGCGCTACGCGGCCTTTCCGCCTAAATTAGCGAACTCGCCGTGATATTGAATAGCAGCTTTGCAATATGCCTCATAGGCTTCTTCGGCTGTTTTGAATTGACCCAAGTGAATAGACCGACCTTCAAACCCGATCACCGCTCGCCAGCTATGGTCTCTTTCTCTCCACGAAACGCCTTTATATCCGCTGGTATTGCGTGATGAGCGCACCCGGTTTCTGGCGTTTTTGACCTTCTCGCATATTCTGAGATTTAAGCGACGATTATTCAGCCGGTTATTATCCCAATGATCGGCTTGCAGTGGATTGCCATGGGAAAGTCCGGCGACATGCCGATGCATGTAGATACAAATCTGCCTGCCGCGCCTCGTCGGATGTGGGACCATGCGAATAGCGTATCCATCTCCATTTACACGCCACCGATGTTGCGACAGGTCTTCGTAGTCTTCGTCATCGACGAGCGCAACGAAGCCACGGTTAAGGGGGATTTCCTTCACTTGTCAGGCTCCAGGGTTCACTGGCCTCGCTAGTTTCTCGCGGTGCCATTAAGGTGCCATGAGCCCAGACGAAATACCTAACCATATGAAAACAAAGGCGCTTTCCCGATGTACCGGACCCATCGATGATTTTTTCTCGTTGCATGGACGTCGGTCGGCGATGTGGCTCGGCTTAAGAGGCGCTCGGCTTAGAGGCGTTTAGGTTGCGCTTAAGTTGCACTTGCGATTGCACTGGAATGACTGCTCGGGTCCGGCTCGTTCAAGTCTGAGTCCGACGGGCGTGTGCACCGTGCCAACGAACTACTGCGAGGCATTCTAACACCCGTCTCGCGCGCCACGCGGCCCCTCAATAGTCCCTGTGAGCCGTATGCAGGCTCGCTGCGGCGATGTTTAAGTGACTTTTGAGAAACGCTTGACAGCCCTGATTCTGTCGCTATAATGGCGTTCTTTGCTGTTCATCACCTGCCCAGGTGGCGAAATTGGTAGACGCACTAGGTTCAGGTCCTAGCGGTGGCAACACTGTGGAGGTTCGAGTCCTCTCTTGGGCACCAGATTCAAAAGTAAAGCCGCCTCCGGGCGGCTTTACTTTTTGTGTGAAGCTATGTGGTCCGATTCAGGTTTTTTCGATCGGAATACGTAGCTAGCAGGACGGTTGGGTCGACGTGAGTTGGCCGCTGTCGAGCAGTGGAGTTTTGCTCTGCTGCATGGCACAACCGGGCGGTTGATGAAGCGATAGTTTGTTTGTATGTAGGGATTGACACGCTGCATCATCACGCTAAAATAGCGGTCTAGCTTGAAGACGTGCCCAGGTGGCGGAATTGGTAGACGCACTAGGTTCAGGTCCTAGCGGTGGCAACACCGTGGAGGTTCGAGTCCTCTCCTGGGCACCACCCCTCTTCAAGTGAAACAAAGCACCCCGTTAAGCCTTAGCGCTTCACGGGGTTTTTTGTTTTTGGGCTGTCCTGCACAAGCAAAAAGTCTATCGAGCTTTGCCCCGCCCCACTCCTGTATGCGAAGGGACCGATCCGGTCGAACATCGCCGGGCCGAGTCCATCGCCACGCAAACGCGCAGCCGAAGGCGCCTTCCATCTCGTGGCCCAGCGCTGGCTCAACTTCAAACGCAAGGAATGGGCAGACCAAACCTACCGGAAAGCAGAGTTTGTTGTTCGCGAATACCTGACTCCCGCGCTCCGCAACAAGCCCATCTCGACGCTTGCCACGCCGGAGGTCAAGCCCGTACTCGAGGCGATCGCCTCCCACGCACCCAACCTCGCGACCAAAGCACGCCAGTATGTCGGTGGCATCGTGACGTACGCGGTCCAGAACGGACTGCGCGAAGACGGCGCCGCCTTGACACTTCGCGGCGTTGTGCCACGCCACAAGAAAGGCCACATACCAGCGATCGCCAGGCCAGCGGACATCGCTCCGCTCGTTCTTGCTATCGATGCCTACAAGTCGCCCATTACACGCGCCACTCTCAAGCTCACCATGCTGACCGGCCTGCGCCCCGGAGTGGTTGCCGCAGTGCCGTGGGACGAGGTAAACCTCAAGACATCTACTTCGTACGGTCGGACGAGAACGACTCGGTATGGATATCGATGTTCTGGAAGCCCAACTGGCACACGCCAAACGTGGCGATGTGCAAAAGGCCTACGATAGAACAACGTTTGACGATGATCGTCGCAGATCCTATGAGCAGGGGGCGTCGACGAACTGATACGTAATATCAGCGTGTCGAGTCCTGTTCAAAGGAGAACATCATGCGCACGGATCAGACGTTCACCACCAGTGGTGAAGAAGTCGTACTGGCGGTGTCACTCGAGCTCGCTGCGGCGAAGTGGAAGGTCGCGCTGCACGACGGCCGGCGCGAGAAGCCCGCCGTGCACACGGTCGCGCAGCCACAGGCCGCCGCCCGC